GATTAAATTTAAAATTTTTTAAAGAAAAGTATTGCTTTTTAAATTAATTGTGTTATAATAGGGTTACACTAATTTATTAAGAACTAATATTAACTCAAGGAGAAAATAATGTATATTAAAATTCCTATAAACCTTTTGCATGATAACCCTTTCAACTCTATCAATGAATGTATCTTTTATGCCTTCTGTGCTAGCCACACAAAGGATGAAGAAATGACATTTAACTATAGTACTGAGACATTGCAAGAGGTTTTTCCTGTGTCTTCTGCACAACTCACAAGATATCTTACTAATCTAGTAAATCTAGGTATTGCTGAAAATAAAAGCTACCTTTTAAGCTATGAAGGAGATAAGTTTGCAGGAAAAAGAAATTATAAAGTAAATACTAGTCTTTACTATGATAGTTTTAGTTATGATGAAAACGGAAAGGCTAAAGATTATCTTAACCTTAATCTAGGATGGGTTATGCTTTATGGAATGAGCTTAAAAACAGCCCTAGTGCTTGCTTTCTTGTGGACAGCAAAAATCTATCTAGGTATGCCTGACCAACAGTATGTAAACACACAAAACGTAATGGAGATGACAAGTATCAAGGATCGTAAAACTGTGTATAAAGCTCTTGACCAGCTTATCGCTCTAGGTATTATCACTGAGAAAAAATCAGATGAAAGGTACTTTAGACTAATTGAAGTTAATAAGGATAGATGCTTGTGCAATTCTACGCATGATGTTCATGAAACAATTGCTCATGTAGACTGTAATATCCTAGAGTTTGTTAAAGGAAAATCAAAAAGATTTATTAACTCACTTAAAAGTTACTTGAAAGAAGCTTCTTCTAGATTAGGTGATGTTCTTTGGTATCCTTACAGTGTCTTGATAGGAGAATTGCCTGAAAGGTTTAAATTTAAACCTGTAAATGATTGGAGATTTATAGAGTAGATGAGTAAAGAATTTTTAGATCTTCTGAAAAGGAACTACACAGAAGATGACTTGATTCCCTTTTGTGTGAATAAGAAATTTTACATCCAAAAACACCCTGAGGAAAGGTTTAGTAGGGAGTTTGAAGAACATAAGTATAAAATTAAATTTATTCCTTCACAAGTTAAAGCCTTAAGGGATAAATTTGATCTATATATCTGCTTCACACCTGTTAAGAATAACAAACGTGAAAAGATTAATGCAAAAGATAGCTTCATCATTGCACAAGACATTGATGGAGTACCTATTCCTGAAGATCTTCCACCTAGCTACTATTGGGAAACAAGCCCAGGAAAATACCAAGGTGTATGGATTCTAGATAATAAGGTGACTCCTCAGGAACAAGAGATCATTTGTAGAAAGCTTATTAAAAAATACAACTTTGATCCTTGTGGAAATGATATTGTGCATTTATATCGTATTCCAGGAACATGTAATCACAAGTATGCTAGTACTTTCAAAGTATCAGGTATGCAAGGTAAAGGTACAGTATACAGGAAGCGTGAAATTATCAAGCATCTGAAAGATGTGGATATCACAGAAAGTGTAGTAGTTGATAATGAGCCTATAGAATATAAAGAGTATGATCTAGAAGAGTTACTTCTTGAATATTCTGTGAAGCAAGAGTTCAATAACACTCTAGGATCAGATAGATCAGAATGGGCTTGGAACATTGAAAGCAAAATGTTTATCAATGGAGCAAGCAAGAAAGAAGTGAAATTTGTGCTTCTAAACGCTCCTGATTCAATGGCTAAGTTCACAGAAAAGAACGTAGATTCTGAAGTAAATAGAGTTTATGCTAAAGTTGAGGCTGAAGCTAAAGAGATTGAAGAAGAACTTGAAGATAGAGCCTCATTGAAGCGGTTAAGTAAAGCTCCTAAGGGAATTGTAAGGCTTGAAGATACTGAGTTAAGAGGTAAGAAACCACACAAGGGTAGAGTCAATATCAAGCGTGTGGATGAGATTGAGCCTTTTGATCCTACGGACTTTTGGTTAATTGAAGATCTGTGGGAAAACAATTCAGTAGGTGTTATTGGAGCACCTTCTAAGTCCTTCAAGTCAACTCTTACTCTTAACCTTGCCTGTGCTGTAGCTACAGGAAAACCTTTTGATGGAAGGGAAGTGAAACAAGGTGCTGTATTAATCATTCAAGGTGAGAATAACCTCTCTATGGAACAGCACAAGATATATTCAATCACTGGTGAAACAGAATTGCCTATCTACTTTGTAGATGACAATATCACAATGGATCATATTTACAAGCTCAAGGATAGCATCCTAGAGTTGGGAGTTAAGCTCCTAATTATTGATCCTATGTATCTACTTTTCGGTTCAGGTGATATCAATAGGCATCAGGATATTGTCCTAAGGCTTGAAATGCTATCAAACCTGAGCAAGAAAACTAACTGCTCTATCATGTTAGTACACCACTCAAGGAAGCTTGAAAGAGGTGCTAAGATTCAAACCTCAGACATGTATGGTTCTGCATTTATTGAGGGTTGGTATGAGTCAATGATTCTTCTACAGCGACAATCCAATAATTCATCAAGGATGGTTACTTACTTCAGAAACCATAAATCAGGAGATGTTTATGATCTTGTGGTTGATGATAACATGGGTTGTAAAGCTTATAAGAGGAATGATGACTCAGGATATGAGCCTGACAAAATGGAACTAACTAGACTTACAAAAAAAGAAAAGGAAAAATTTGAAAATGAAAACTAACAAAGTAACAATTTTAACAGTAGCTACACTTGCTACACTTGCACTTGCAAATAATGCTAAAGCTGATGCCCAGGATAGCCCTGTAAGCTCACAGGAAGCTCCTACAGCTCTTGTAACCAATCCAGAGGGTAATACTACCACTGAAGCTAAACAGCCCACAGAGATCACTAAAGAGGGCACAGAGATCACTGTTAAAAATCCTGAAGTTGTTATTGACCAATCTAAGGGTGAGGGAAAATACCAAGAATTTACTGTAGAATACAGAAATATCAAATTTGCTGATGATATGCCTATTAATGCAGGTGATAAAGTAACAATGACTTTCCCTGAAGAGCTTAACTTCCAAACTAAGTATGAATTTGATGTTAAAAACCCTGAAGATGCTGTAGTAGGTAAGGCTTCTACTAATCCTGAAGATCGCACAGTAACCACTGTGTTTAATGACTACTTTACAAACCATCCATTGAACAAACAAATGAGTCTCAAACTTGATGCAAAATGGACTGACAAAGTAGAGTCAGGAAAACCTGTTTCTGTGAATTTTAATGGTACAGTTGTTACTGCTAACATTGGAAAAGAACAAGTAATTGGTAAAGATGAGCTGATTGCTAAGTGGGGATCACAGGATAAAGATGATCCTTCTGTGATTAACTGGACAGCCCGTGTGAACTATGCTAAGCGTGTTCTGAATTATGTAACCATCATTGACGAAATGAGTGAAAATCAAAAGTTAGTTGATAACTACTTTGAGATCAAAAACATTGAAAGTCTAGATCCTTGGATTGACAAGGGTGATGCTATGGATCTAGTAAAATCTATTAGTAAGTCAGGTCATGGATTTACAATCAAGATGGATCGCTTGGATCACATGCTATACATCAATTATAAGACTAAACTTGTCAATGCTGTAAAGGATAGTGTTAATCCAACTAACAAAATTGAGTTGAAAGCAGAAACAGATGGAGCTACCTCATATAGCTATGTACAGCTGGTAGGAGGAAAAGGTGATGCCTCAGGTGAAAATAAACCAGTTTGGGAAATTCCAAATGATGCTCCTAAGTATGAAAAACCTGAGTTGAATATTAATGATATTCCATTAATGCCACCAGCACCAATTTTGGATAAACCATACCTACCTATTGAGGATATTCCAATGATGCCACCTGCTCCTATCCTTGAGAAGCCTTATCTTCCAATTGAAGATGTTCCTGTTCTTCCTCCTGCACCAATTGTGGAAATTCCTGAGCTTCACATTCCTGAAGAACCTGTGAAACCTCATGAAGATCCTAAGACTCCTCCTGTGACTCCTGGAGATAAACCAAAAGTCCCTTCAGAAAGTCCTAAGGTTGAACCTAAGAAGGAAGAGGTTAAGATTGAAAATAAAGGTGAAGTTTCACATGAAACACCTGTAGAAACTTATAATGCCCCTGCTGTGTTGCCTGCTACTGGAACTGATCTTGGATTATCACTTTTAGCCCTAGGTATCTCGGTAGCTACACTAGCATTTGTTTTAGTAAGAAATAAAGACTAACTTGTTAAGGGGTGAAATTCCCCTTGACTTTAAAATTTTGGAGGATTTAAAATGAAACTAGATAAAGTAATTAAAGACTTAGAAGGAATGAAAAAAGCAGGTTTTGCTACTTGTAATATTCAATGTTTCTTAGACCAGCTTGAAAAAGTCACAGAAAGTGTTGAGGTAGATCAGTTTATTGCTGATTGGTATGAAGAGCATAAAGATGGTTTTGAGTTTAATATTTGGGATTGGATTGCTTTTAGGGATGAACCTAAAAAAGCAGGAAATAGAAAATTTAATGATTGGCTAAATAAGGGTGTGCATAACCCTATTCAAACCCTTGTGAAGATGCACTTGTTTGGTTATAAGGTAAAGAAAGAGAAGAAGTATATTATCAAACTTAAAAACGTTCAAAAAGGCTCAGAAAGTTTTAAATTTGATATGATTATTGAAAAATGGTATTTTGGTTTTAATCAAGAATCTAGTACAGCACGTTTATACCACACAAAGGAAGAGCTTAGGAAAGCTGGCTTTGAATGGATGTTTAGTTGCCCAGGGCTTGAGATTGAGGAGGTTGAGTAATGACAGTAGAACAATTCCTTGGATCTTTATCAAGCTTAATGTGGACTACATACTGGTCAGTACTTGTGTATAAATGTGTTAGAAACAGGGAGAAGTGAAATGAAGAAAGAGAACTTTATTGAAACAATGGTAATCTCTATCTATATTGTATTGGTACTCTTTGGAGGACTTCTTTACAAAAAGCTAGATGACACACAAAATGAATGGAAGCAGATTGTAGTTAAGCAAGGTGAGCATATTAAGAAGCTTGCTGAGCAGAATAAGGCTCAGGATGTTATCATTAACAAGCTCAATGCTGAGTACAATCTAAAGGGTAAAAATAAATGAGTAAGGGTGGATGGTACAGATCCTGTACTTGGCTAGATGAGGCAAGCAAGAGGGAAGACCTTTCAGGAGTATTCTTTAGTATGATAGATGCCTACCTTAGACGTGTAGATATGTCTATCAGTGCTTACCTAAGTGAGCTACACAAGAGAGCCACAGGTAAGGAAATCAAGAATGGGGGAGCTTACTATTCTGTGAAGAAAGTAGCAGAAGGGAAGCGAATCCTGTTTCCTTACCTTGTGGATAACATGGTGGAAGTGTTTAGCAAGAAAGAGCGTGAATATCTTTGCTGGTACTATGTCAATACTAAAAAAGGAGATGTAAGGAGATCACAGCTCCTAGCAAGATACTATGATAAGTATGAAGGGAGACAATCTCCTGAAATACCTGCTGTTTTTGAAGACTGTTTTGTGACCTCTAAGGAAGAGGAAAAGGTTTCAGTTAGGAAGCTATCACAGAAAGAAAAATTAAGAAAAGAAATGAATCGTAAAGAGATTTTAGAGAGGGCACTAGTTATAGAAATTGCTGAAGGAAGATTACACAAGAGTATTCCTTATGGTGAATTGAAAGCTACTTGGAAGTAAATATGGAATATAATTTAAAAGAACAACTTTTTGATAAAATTAATGGGCTAAAGATCACTGACCCTAACCTTAAGGAAACATGGTTTAATTGGGGAGTGAAAGATGCTTATGAACGTGTTGAAATGTTCTTTAATAAAGAGCTTGTACCTGAAGTACCTCAGTATGTAGCCGATTGGTATGAGGAGAACAAAGGTAATTTAGACTATAACCTATGGAATTACATCATGGATTGGGAAGATACAGAAGAGGATAGTTTCAAAAGATGGGTAAATAATTCAAAAGATGCTTTTCAAACTATCATTAATATGCACCAATTTGGCTACAATGTAGAAAAAGTTGATCTTTATAGAGTTAAGCTTATTCATGGTGGTCAGTATCTTCATACAGAAACTTTTGGAGATACATATTTTACTAGTGAAGCAAAGTCTGTGTACTCAAAAGATAAACTTAGTAACTTAGGTTTTGATTGGGTATTTAATTGTCCTGGAATTAAATTAGAAGAGGTTGAGTGATGGATAAGAAAGAATTATATAATGAAGTTTTAGACTTAGATAAATTCTGTTTAGGTATTAGAAAATATGTTGCACTTAATGAAGTCGTGTATTTGGTAAAACAACTAGAAGAACCACAGAAAGTAGTAATTCCACAATATGTAGCAGATTGGATCACATACTGTAAAGATATGGGGTATACTTTAAAATATGCAATCTATTTTCCAAAAGAAGCAGAAAATGAAGAAGTATATGAATGGGTTAATGAAAGTCTTAATAATCAAGAAGCCTTTGCTCTAGCTTGGATCAATGGATATAAGGTTGATAAAGAGAAGAAGTATCTGGTGAAGATTAAAGGAGATATACAGGAGAATATTCTAGTATATGGTTATGGAGTAAAAAGATATTTCTTTTCATCTTATATGTATGGTAACAGACGAACTTACCACACCAAGGAAGAGCTTGAAGCAGGTGGTTTTGGTGGAGTATTTGACAATCCTATGATTGAAGTTGAGGAGGTTGATGAATTAATAAATTAGTATGCCCAAATTGTTATTCCACTTCTTCAGTACATCACCATACTGATTGGAAGCATATTGATAATCATACAGGTGGAACTAAACCAGTAAGTATTAGGCTTTGCTTAGACTGTAAGACATTATTTATTGATGATCAAAATTGGTAGAATAATGATAATATCAGATGAAGAATATATTAAATTTATAAAAGATGGACAAAAATTTGCTCTTGAGATTATGGAAGAATTATTTCCTGAGGATTATGAGGAGGAAGAAGAATGAGTAATTTATGGGAAGAAACTATTGAATTTTTAAAGGAAAATGATAAAACTTTTGAGGATGTACTATACATCCAAGGTGAAGACTTCAAGGTAACAAAAGAAAACTTTGAAATTGTAGCTAAGCAGACAAATTATGACTCAGGCTTCGGTGCTCAACATGTAGCTACAGACCTTGTGCTAGTTGGAGATGGCTGGTGGATTGAGAGAGCTGAGTATGATGGATCTGAATGGTGGGAATTTAAAACTATCCCAACAGAGAAGTCTAAAGTTGTACCTATTCTTTACTTAGATAGAGGTATGTGGGATACTCTCAAAGACATTAATGAGGATAAGTTGTAATGAAATTTTTAATACTTGGTCTTGAAAACAAAGAGGTAGGATTCCAGCTATTTATTATAAATATTTCTGAGATCATTCTAATTGATGAAGTGGATTTATTTAAAAATATATGTTTGAAGGTATCTTTAAAAGATGGTGGCATGCGGTACTTCAACCATGTAAGAGTTAGTCCAGGAAGACTGATAGAAGTAAATAGAATTATTGATTTTTATAAGATTTTGGAGGAGTATAGTGCTTGATTTTTTATATATTACATTAGGCTTTATATGGTTTGCTGGTATGGTAGGTACTGTGGTTAAGCTATACATATCTTGTGTGAAAGGAGAGAGTGATGAATGAGGAAGTAGTTGTAAGATATCACTTTATAGGGGGTGAGCATCTCGACTGTGAGTACACAGATAAAGAAATGTATTGGTTAAGTGTTACCCGTATGGAAGTCCAAGGTTTACTAATAATTGATAACAAGGTAATCAACACAAAGAATATAACCTATTCTGAAATTATTAAAGAAAGAGTGATGAACATTGATAAACACTATTGATCTTAAATATCCTGTGTGCTTGGATATTGAAACAACAGGACTTGATAGGTTTAGGGATGATATCACTTCAATTCAGATTGGGTTTACAAATGTAGACCAAGGAAAATATGTACGTAGGTTCTTCGATTGGAAGAAATTAGGAATGAAACGTGCTTTAATGTTACTTACTAAGCTTAAGGATGCTAAGCTAGTCACACACAATGGAAAGTTTGACTTACTCTTCCTGTATGTTAAGACAGGGATTGAGTTGAAGCTGTGGGTTGATACATTAGTAATGGCTCATGTGTGTGGTGAGGAAGAGCTTGGACTTAAGCCTTTAGTTAAGAAGTACTTTAAGGTAGACTATGATATCTCAAAAGAAGCTAAGACAGGAAAGATCACAGAGAAGTTTAAAGCCTATGGCTTGGATGATGTGTACTATCCTATGGAGCTGGTTAAGATCTTTAAGAAGAAGCTTAAGATCTATAACCTTGAGAAAGTATATAAGCATGAAATGAGAGCCTACAGTGCTTATCTTGAAGTTGAGAAGAATGGTATGCCTATCAGTCCTAGAAGACATGAGATAGCTAAGAAGCTCCAGGAGCAGTATAAGCCTATTCTTGAAAGACTACTCACAGTAGGTAATATTAACTGGAACTCTACAGCACAGGTAGCAAAGATCCTCTTCACAAATAAGGATGTTCCTGTGTATGATGAGAAAGGAGAGAAGCTACCTAACACTTATGAAGTGCTTGAATACTCCTTCATGAATGATATAATATATAGAGGTGAGTTTGACACACGTAAGGGAGCTACACTGTTTATGAATGAGTGGAAGGAAAAGAATCCTCACCTGTATGATATTAAGGTTAAGCTTAAACACAACTACGCTCCTGTGATTATTGGCTATGGTGTAGGGCTTAAGGCTATTGAGAAAACAGCTAAGGGAGTACCTTCAGTAAGCAGTGATGTGCTAGTAAACTATGTGGGTAATCCTGTAGTAGATGATCTACTAGAGTATCGCAGGTTGACTAAGTTAGAGACTTTCATTAAATCTTGGGAAGAAATTCAAGTGGATGATAGAATATACCCTAGCTTTAACATTACAGCTAGAACAGGAAGAACTACTTGCTCTAATCCTAACATCCAGCAGATTCCCCAGGATAAAAATGTAAGGAATTTGATTGAAGCTAGACCTGGATGGAAGATAAAAGAGCAAGATTACTCGCAAATTGAACTCCGTGTGGCTTCTATGTTCTCAGGAGATACTAACATGCAACATGCCTATCAGTCAGGAAGTGACTTGCATAGTAAAACTACTGAATTGCTCTTTGGTGATACTTCCAGCCTTAGTCCTCAGGAACAGAAGAGGAAACGGACGGAAGCAAAATCTATGAACTTTGGTTTTTTATACGGAATGTCTGCAAAAACATTCGTAGACTATGCAAAAGGATATGGATTGAATATTACTGAAGAAGAGTCAGAAGGCTTTCGTAACAACTTCTTTAAGGCTTACCCTACATTACTACAGTGGCATGAGGATTGTAAAAATTATGCAAGAGCAAATGGTTATACATGGTCTCCTATAGGACGGAAACGTTTCTTCCTGACATCAACTCTAGCAACTTCAAGCTAAGAGGACAGGCTGAAAGACAATCCATAAACTCAGGAGTGCAAGGATTCGCCTCAGACATGTGTACAAGTGCTCTAGCTGATATTGTTTTCAGTGATGAGATTGACCATGATAGATGTATTGTACTAGGTTCTGTGCATGATGCTATTCTCTTTGAAATTAGAGATGACTATGTTGATGAAGTTTCACCTATAATTAACAGATTGATGGAGAAACCTTCCATCATTGAAGGAATTGATATTCCTATACCTATTGTGGCAGATTCTGAAGTTGCACAAGCGTGGGGAGGATAAGAATGATAATCTTAGATAAGCCTGCTTATAGGCTTGATGAATACAAAGAGATCAGAGAGGCTAATCGCAGGTTTTTCAAGATTGACCCTGAGCACTACATAGACAAGCAGAATGATTGGGAAGACTTATACACAATCTCAATCAGAGGCACTGTGTATGTAATGGATGACTTCTTTAATGGTCTCAGATATATTAGAAAGCACTATGGTCAACCTGTGTCTAAGATGAGTAGCTTTGACCTAATCTTTAAGACTAAGCATGGACTACCTGAGGAGATTGACTACATGTACCGTAGATTCAGTAATGCCTACAAGACTGTTACTGACTACATTTCACAAACATGTTGCTTCTCTCATGTGGTCATTGATGAGCCTGAAAAGATAGAAAGGAGGATTGTTCATTATCCTGTGATTGATAGGACTGTTCCTCTTTGGTTAAGGGAAAAGATTATTTCAATCATTGATAATGGTTATGCAGAATGACTTATAATGTATTAGAGTTCTTTGATAGCCAGCTTAAGAAAGTACACAAGTTTGATACTTATGAAGAGGCTGAAAAGTTCCATGAAGAGATGCACAGAAAGACCAAAAGCACCTACTTCATTCGCTATAAGATGGATTTAAACAATGTATTCTAGGAGGAATAATGGTAAACAAAAGTAGCTCAGTAGGAATTACTGAGGATATTATCACAAACATCATGCACTTGGGAGCTAGTGAGTACCACTTAGAGATCCTTATCCGTAAATATGAGGATCAGATTAAGTTTTGGTATAACCTAGACAATCCTGAGTTTCAAACTGAGGAAGATAAAGTAGCTATCTATGACACAAAAGACAAGGTGTATCAGATTACACAGCTTCTTCAGACTACTACTGAACAGCGTAGAAAAGCTATGGAATTGCTTAAGTCACAGGCTAATGAAGAAGGAAACCCTGACATGTGGTGTCTTCTTAAACACGTTCTTGTGGCAACTATTACAGCGTTTGAGGCTTGGCAAGTAGACCTAGCCAATGATAAGGTTAAGTTTGCTTTCCTTGAGCAGTCACGTGTAGCAAACCAAGTTTTAGCTATCTTTTTAGGTTATGAAGTTACTCCATGTAGTGCTTGCTTAACAGATCAATTAAAAGAGGATGGTAAATAATTACCATCCTGTGAGGAAAATTATGAATTACAAAGAAATTATTGAAGATTTTTTAAAAACTAAAAGTAAATCTAAACTTTGCAATGAGTTAGGTATCTCACAGTACTACCTTGATAAAATCCTTCAAGGTGAGGAAGTACCTGACATGGTAAAAACTAAGATTGTCAACATGGTTTCATGTGAAACTGAGGATGAAGAAGTTATCTCAATTTCTAAGACTGAAGAAGACTTCATCCTTGATGCACCTATTGACACTTTCCCTGATAAGGTTAATCGTATCTCTTACCTGAACTATGTCCTAAATAGTACAAAGGCAAACAAAAACCACTATTGGAGACAAGTGCTTACAAAAAATGGATCTAACACAGAAGAGGAAACTGTGGATCAGTTGGAGCGTATGGTAAACGCTATCCTGAAAGGTAACTGGAAAGTCACTGAAGAGGATGTACCCTACATGATTAAGCTTCCAAGTCACCACTACCTAACTAAAATGGTTGATGGGTCTACAGGGTGGTCACTTGTACAAAATTCAAACACTGTGGTAGGAAGTAGCAAAGAAGAGTTGCTTAAACAATACCCTGAGTATGAAGACTTTATTGTGCAAGAGCCTCTTAATGTTGTGAGCTTTAAGCCACAAGGTGAAAAGAATAAAAAGTTTACACCTAGCAGAAAGAAAGGCTTTGTGATCCGAGATGCAAGAAAAAATTATTAATTATGCTCTTATCTTTGGATTCCTATTGTTGACTCTTTGCTGTTATGCCACTGTGACCTCACAGAAGGCTCAGATTGAGAGTTTAGAATACAAGGTGGAGAAACTTAAGGGTGAGTTGAAACAGAGTCATGAGGAGCTTAATAGCAAGGTATATTCACTTGACATGAGATTCAAAGATATGGTTTATTATTTAGAAAATGGAGTAAGTAGAGGTGGATAATGACAACTTATAGTGTAAGTCGAGTAAAGACATTTTTGGACAATCCTTGGAAGCATTGGTGTAAATACCTAGCAGGCTACAAGGAGAAGCAAGATCCTGAAGTAACTCAGTATATGGATCGTGGAACATACTTCCATAGAGGCATGGAGCTTTTAGCACAAAGTAAAGGTAAAATGACTCAGGAAGATTTATATGCTAAGCTACGTGAGATCTATGCAGAATCAGGATTCCTAGAGGAAGCTAAACTTTCAGGAGAGCTTGCTATTGATCGCTACCTTTCAGAAGGTGAGCCTGTAGACTTTGAGAAAATCATTGAAACTGAGCACCAAGTGTACTTTGATCTACCTAATGGGCATGAGTTCACAGGTATAATTGATGCTGTTATTCAGAATGATGATGGAACTGTGACCATTGTTGACTATAAGACTCACTCTACAGCTCCTACTGATGATGAATACCGTTATAGCCTTCAAGGTAACTTGTACATGTATGTATATACACAGTTAGGCTACAATGTACGTGATATGATATTCGACTGTGTAAACCCTAAGATTAAACTCACAGGAAGAAACTATAAGCGTAAGACTATCCGCCTTGTATATAATGAATACCGCACTAAGGACTTCTTTGACCAGTTTGTACATCTTGTAGACTTAATTGAGTCTGATCCTGAGTTTAAACTTTATATTCCAGGAAAGAGTGGACACAAGCCTGATGCCTATGATTACCTCTATAAAGTCTACATTGGTGAAATGATGGAAGACTTAGATGAATTTATTGAGAAAAATTTTCAAAAAAGGGTTGACAGTCCAACCCAAAAATGATAGAATAGCTTTGTTGGGTTATCCAGCAATACACTATAAGGAGGAATCAAATGATTAGGTTCATTTGGGCACAGGATGCTAATGGTTTGATTGGAAGTAAAGGAAAGATACCTTGGTACAATCGAGATGATCTTAGCTACTTCAAGAATCAGACAACAGGTGGCATTGTAGTCATGGGAAGCAGGACTTGGTTCTCTCTAGGATGCAAACCACTTAAGAATCGTCATAACATTATCCTGACAAAAGAGGATGACATTAAAGGTTATGACCAAGAGAATGTCTACATTGCTCACACAGCAGAAGAAGTTATTGAGATCTATGAGAACTCTAGCCTAGATCTTTGGATCATTGGTGGAGCTATGACTTACAAGACTTTTGAGCCTTGGTGTGAGGAAGCTGTAGTAAGCACAGTGGAAGGTGAGTATGAAGGAGACACTTACTATAAGGGTCTAGCAGACAAGCTCACTGAAGAGAATGTAGTAGTTACAATGAAAGGTGATGGTTTCACAGTGAAACATTATAAGGTGAAATAATGGTAACACAGGATGCTTGTATCTTTTTATGTATTGTATGTTCATTTCTAACAGGGGTTATTTGCTACTTTATTGGAAAATGGGATAAAGAAGATAAACATGCAACTATAAAAGGTACAAAACTAAAACTCATTGAAGGTATTGATGGAGTGACATCAGTACAACTTACACCTATCCGTTATGTTGAACTACTCACAAAAGAGGAAGAGTGCAATGAGCTAAAACTAGCTATAAAGAGGTTTGCAGATGAAACTCCTAAAGGAACTTAAAGATCTAGTTTCCCTAATGGGATGTGCTGTTATATCTGTTGCTCTACTAGCTATCACACTAAAGATTATAGCTATAGTGTGGTCTACAATTATGGCTTGGTGAAAGATGAAAGAAGATATTATTAACCCAAAGCGTTACACAGGAAACAAACTAGAGTGCTGGGATTTTTGGATTTTAGCTGGTCTAAATCCACTAGTAGCTTCTGCTGTTAAATATGTGTGGCGATACAAAGACAAGAATGGAGTAGAGGATCTTAAGAAAGCTCTTGTGTTCTTAGATAAAATGAGGAACACACCTCAGTCAGTTCTATACTTCACAGAAACTGAGTTCTTTGCATCAGATTATCTACTTGAAAACATGAGTGATACTCAGAGATTTATTGTAAACACATCTGTGCAAACAACTCATAGAGAATCATATATAATAGCTATTAGTGATATGAAGATGGCTATTAACTATTTAATTAACACAGAATATGGAGATGAAAGTGACTAACGCACAATTACTAATTTTTATCTTGCTATTACTTAATTTTCTATTGGATCTTTACTACTTCTTTGAAAAGACAAGTAGGAAGACAGTTAAAATTAAGTATAAAGACAATGCTCCTCAACTTGTGGATCTCACAAAAGGGGATTGGATTGACCTAGCTTCACCTAAGAGTATGGTTTACAAGAAAGGTGATCTAGTTCAGGTTGATTTTGGAGTAGCTATGGAGCTTCCTGAAGGTTATGAAGCTCATATTGCACCACGATCAAGTCTATTCCAAAACACAGGCTTGCTTCTCACAAATGGGGTAGGGGTTATTGATAACTCTTACTGTGGTGATGAAGATTATTGGGGAGCTAAGTTCTATGCCACAAGAGACGGACTCATTGAAGAAGGACAGCGTTTGTGCCAGTTCAGACTCATTGAGAACCAGCCAAACATTCATTTTAAAGAAGTAAACCACTTAGGAAATGAAAACCGTGGTGGTTATGGAAGCACAGGAAAGTAGGAACAAATGCAAGTTAAATGTCTAAAATTTAATACATACTATGATGATGAAGATTACATCAGTGATTGTATTAATGTAGCTCTTGATGACAGAGAAGTTATTGACATTAAAGTGACTTCTTCTGAATACCCTGAAGAGCATGAAATGCTAATCTTTGTGACAATTCTATATAAATAATGGAGAATAACAAATGAAATTACAAAAACTAACAAAAATTAAATTACACACACTGACAACATTCTATGGTGAACCAGGTTCAGGAAAAACTACATTCATCAACACACTTCCTGGCAGTGTATTGGTAATTGATACTGACCGTGGATTGGCTTCAGTATCTCCTGATGAGCGTTTTGCAGTAGCAGAATGTCACACATGGGATGATGTAGTGGAAGCTATGAACTATGCTAAAGGCTTTGATAGTATTGCTGTGGATCACTTCACAGGAGTGCAAGAGCTTCTTTATAAGCACCTTATGGAGAAAGCTTCAAGCAAGAAGATGACTCTTCCTATGTATGGTGAAGCATCAACTATCCTCAAAGGACTTATTGATGAACTTGTGGCTATATCCTATGCAGGTAAGAATGTGTATGTTATCTGCCAGCAAAAATCAGTCAACCTTGAGGATGTAGTTGATGAAAACATTCCAGCATCTATCATTCCTAACTTAATGGAAAGTGTTGGCAAGTACCTTACAGCATCAAGTCGTGTTATTGGACACACTGAGCGAGTACTTAAGTCTAAAGTGGTTAAGGGTGTTAAGAAGTCTAAAGATTTCTACCAAGTACGTTTGTCAGGAAACCCTGCATACAACTTGAAGGTAACACGCAAACCTGGACTATCAATTCCTGAAACTGTAACTAACCCTACTTGGGATGTAGTTGTAGGATACACAGATGGAACAACACAAGCTGGGGAAGCTAAAGCAAAAGAAACAAAAGAAGAAGCTAAAGGAGAATAACTATGTCAAAACTATCATTTAAAGCAAAAGCACCTGAAGTCCGTGAATTTATTTACACACCAGGTAAGTATGAAGTACTTGTGGAAGCTGTAGAACAAGGAACTAACCAAAACACAGGAGCTCTTTTCTACAAGTTTGTGCTTCGTGGTAACTTTGGTGAAAACCTTACTATGTTCAACTTGTTTGTACGTGACAATACTTATGGACAAGAACAACTCTACAAGATCATTGAAGCTGTAGGTCTTGATCCTAACTCAGATGATATTGACACAGATGATATTGTAGGTAAGTACATGGGAGTTGAGATCAAAGAAGGTGATCCTTACAATGGAAAACGACAATTCAATGTACGTGACATATTTGCTCTTGATGAAGAGGATGAAGATGGAGCAGAAGAAACCTCATCTTCAGATGATGATGATTGGGCAGATGCAGAATAATTAAAAGGTATCCCTAGTGGATACCTTACACAGAGTAGCTAGGATATCCTTATAGATTACATTTTTTATTTCGATTGCCAGCACTTGTGATTCCCACACTAGCTACTCTCTGTAAGGTATTTACTTTTTTAACAAGCCTAGTTAGTACAAAAAGACTTTCCATAAATAATTTTCTACACCCAAAGTTATTCTCACGATTTTTGTTCCTATTTATATTTTTTGATTTCGCTTCCATATCAACTAACTAGGCTTCTTAAAGGAGTAAATATGAATAAACTTGAAGAGTTTAAGCTCTATGTGTTAAAGCGTAGAGATGCCTTTGAGCACAAGTACAGAATAGGTAACAAGACTGTAGGAGATCTTTATAGATATGATCTTCCTAACAATCTAAAATACCTTGATGACATGTCTCAAATGTTTATTAGAACACTAAACACAGCTAGAGTACCCCTTAGGGATAAGCTTCTTACTGTGTATGTGTATCGTTACATAGGTCATGAAAAGTATGTTAGAAGATGTACTAATGAGCATGATGTTGTGACTATACACCAGCTTGAAAAGATAGCAACTAAGCTTAACTCAGCTAAGGCTAAGCTCTCTCCTAACTACAAGTCTCCTGCTATTCAGGTAATGATAGAGAGCTTAATAGAGGAGAAAGGTTTCTTGCTTCCTGTGCAGATTTCATTGACAAGCTTCCTGATGATCTATTCTATGGATGGAAGTGTAGTGAGATCTATAGATACTATAATAAGAAGTGTGATGTGTATGGACTGAGTAAGTTCACAGCTTATAACCTAGCTACTGACCTAGCTTACATTAATGAGCTACACATTGAACTAGACTTTATTAATGGATGCTCACCTAGTATGAGAAAGATGTACCTTGAAATTGTAGAGAAGGACAGGTTTAATGCACAGGAGTATAAGAAGTTTGCTATTGACTTCATGAAGTGGTATCTAGATCAGCCTTTTGCAGATAGTAAAGAGAGGATCATTACCCCTAATGATGTAGGACACATGCTTGTGGCTTACTATAAGCTCACAAGAGGTATGTGCAAGATTAGATACCCTAAGAAGACTAGGGCTAAGGTAAGTGACTTGGTAATATCAAGGAGTATGTATGAATTTTATAAAGGTGTACCAAGTGAAACTGATTGATGAGCTTGGTAATTGTTACTATGATGAAACTATCTGTGGCTTTAAGAAGAGACAGAAGTTCATTAAGAAATGGTCAGGAGATGACCAGATTACTAGAGTTCAAAAAGGTGATATAACTATTTATATAAAGAACTGTGGAGAGGAGTTATGGTCGTATGAATGTTGATATTGAAAAGGTTAAGTTAGCAGAAGAGCCTAAGTCATCACCAGCTAAGGCATCTGATGAGTATATCAAGCTAGAAAGAGAATTTGACAAGCTTACTGAAGCTATTAAGCTTTCACATAGCACAAGAGAAAGAAAGGCTATGAGAGCAAGAAAAAAGAAGATCCGTGAACAACAGAACCTTCTTTACTATCAAATGCTTTACTCAGGCTACATTGAGTACACTCAGACTGTGCTAGGGTTATCTACACCACAAGCACTGTATAAGAGACTCAAGAAGCACAAGAAAAAATAAAGAGAGCAATTAAGCTCTCTTTTTATTTTGGACAATTACAGTCATCCTTAGGAAGTTCTGTAAGTTTAAGACATTCAGGAGTATCTTGTGCATCCATTACAGGAGTATACTCTAGCTTGAATTGGTGTACACGGAAGACACCTGAAGAAGAGTTAGCAGGCTCTACTCTAAGCTTAACATGCTGTCCAGCAGGTACAATAATACTATCAGACATCTCCATAGCACCATCTGAGATACCAGTCATCTGCCAGTGTACTCCACGGTTCTTTCTAAGATCCTCAGTATACTGTTCTCCTGAGTGATATACCACAAGCTCCATTGTGTTATCCTGTGCTGGATTCAATGAAGTACCATCAGCACACCATCTGATGTAAACACGATACTTACGATCAGTTTGCTTTCTTCTTCCATCATCAGACTCACCAGCTACAACTCCTGTAGTTGAGTCCATGTAGAGGTCTAGATCATAACCTTCTGTGATAGGGTGATAGAAGTCAGCAGAAGACACAGCAGAGTTTCTAGCATAGTTTACTTGGACTGTACCTGTGTCACCCATCTTAGATAGGTATTCAGCCATACACTGAACCATATCCCACAATGCGCAGATGTTTTGGATGTAGTGGTTAAGTTGACAAGCAAGCTTCTTCATGAATGAACTGAAGAACTTAGGATTGTAGCATTTCTGACTCTCAGCCATACATGCAAACCGTCCTACACCCTTGTTATTCTCATCTACTAGTCGTTGACAATCTGCAACAGGAATTTCATCACAGTCACATTCATCATACCAACAGCGATCCTTAGGATTTTCACCATAACTAGTGAATGTAGCTTCATTCAGTCTAGTTGTTTTATCATCAATAGCCATTAGTCACCTATCTTTCCTTGTGCTTTCCACTTACCACCCTTACGAATACGTGATGGTGAGTAGTTTTCTTTACCAGTATCAGTAGCATAGATTTCAGCATTAGGTTTAGTATCCCAAAAGTTTTGGTTAGCTGTTCTTCTAATCTTCATCCACTGTCTTGTAGTGTTAAGAGACTTCCAAGTGTTAGACTTTCTAATAGCCCACGGTCTAATCTTAGCATTTTCTGTGTAGTACACAGTAATGACATTGTTACCTTCAACCACAGTGTGAGTATAGGTAGTCTTCTCAGGGGCATAGTTAGTGATAGCAGGAGCATTGTAGCTTACATTGCTACCAATAGTCTGATTACTTAGAGTTACATCCCCACGTAGAGGTTGATTATTAGCCTTATTAAGATGCTTAACAATAACATTAGCAGTAGTTGGTATCCTCTCATATCTAAATGAGTAGTTACCATTACCAGTTACTCTAGGTACATTAATAGGGTTCTGACCTGGTACAAGCCTATAACCTGGAATAGAAGGAGGGTCTTTCCTGAAAGGGTCTCCATGAGTCACAGGAGTGTAACTTTGAGTCTGAATCTCTCTTCCTGTGTCCTTATCAATGAACTTAACAATCTGTCCATAAATAGGATTATATCTAAAGGTAAGCTCTCTAGTTTGTCCTGAAGGCACAGTCACAGATTGTGTTCTGTTTCCAGTGATCTTATAAGTAGCCCTATAGATCTCAGGAGCAGTATGTGACTGACTTGTATCACCAGGTACTTTCTTAGTCTCAGTGGTGAGTGTAGCTCCTGTAACATTATCTACATACTTGATTACAAGTGTACCCTCTTTAGGTGCTTGAGGGATGTTAAGTATACTTGTATTAGGCACAGTCAAACTGAATGACACAGTAGCAGTTGTTGGACTGAATTGCCATTGGTCAATAGTAGTGGCTACATCACCTCTCTGCTCATTAACCTTTGATGAGATCTCAACATCATTAATATTTAGTTGTTTATTAATTGTTTCAGTCCAGTTATTCCCAAAAGCAGGGTCATAGGACTTATTAAAGATCATCCTTGTGGAGTGTTAATTCCATAAGAAGCATTACCAAAACTACCATAAATTGTAAGTCCTGGTGTCTTAGTGTAGGACACAGATTTAATTACAGCTCTAGTATTTCTAGCCTTAACTTTAGTACCTTCTACCACAAGATCATAGTAGATATTTCCTTCAGTATTTACATGCCCAACAGCAATTTGACCTCCATCAGCAGAAGGAACAAGCATAGGGTTTTCAATCCTAAAACTGTTCCCACTGATATAGGTCTTAGTACCACTGTCAGTAGAATAGATATTAAGGCTAAGGGCTTGCCTTACCTTAGTAATCTGTTCCTGATTAAGTGTAGCTTGATCTGCCATTAATTGACTCCTCCTGCAAGGTCATTCTCAGTCTTGCCATTGTTAGTTCTAATAAATGCACTACCATCAACAGTTCCACCAAAGAGGTTAATATTACCAGTGGCAATGTGTCTATCAGGGTACAGATTACCCTCAAAGATAGTTCCACCTGTTTGTTTCCATGCTCCTGAACCTTTAAGATCCTGTAGAAGTTTCTCAAAAGCACCTTTGAGTTTATTGTACTCATTTTTAAGTGTAGTAAACTCTTCAGGTGACACATATTGAGGCAGAGTTACCTTATTACCTCCACTAAGTGATAACTCTCTTGTATTAGCATTGAATGTTAAATTTTTCCACAGACTAGTACTGTAATTACCGATACCCTGAACTTTGACATTGTTTCCACTTACTTCTATGACTTTCCAAATACCTCTGTTGATAGTATTTTGGTCTGAATAGAAGTCTTCTACTGTATCCCCTACTTTAATACCATCAGGATTCCTAAAGTTAGTCTTTTGTACAGTACGTGTATTAGTTGTATCAGCAGTACCAGAAATATCTCCATCATAGAACCTATGGATACTTTGTGAAGGAAGAGTAACTGAGTTACCACCACTAATTGATAATGTATTATTATTAACTGTCAGAGTTTGCTTATCATTATCAGGTCTAGCCTCTAGGTCACTAACTCTTTTCTTAAGCGCTGTGTCATCATAAGGCACAGAAGTGTTAGGCACAGGGAGTTCAACTTCACCTCCATCATTAGATAGGATCAGCTTATTCCCTTGCTTAGAGATTGTCTGCTTATCATTAGGTAGAGTAACTGAGTTGCCATTACTAATGGATAAGTTCCTATTATCTGCATTAAAGGTTAAAGTCTGCTTATCGTTATCAGGCTTGTTCTCTAACGCTGTGATCCTAGCCTTCAGAGCTGTGTCATCATAGGATGTAGTAGTAGGCTTATCTGTTATTTTATATACTGTTTTTGACATTAGTTTAACCTCGGTAAGTAATAGTATTTATTGTCAGTAGGGTTCTTCAATACAACAGTACCTTGAACAGATTGCATGAAGAATTTTGCGTTCTTAATAGTCATGTTAAGTCTACCAATAACTTCTTCATTCTTCTTAACTTCAATCTCTATAGGTTCTTCTGACTCTAATTCTTCTTTAGTTATGAAGTGAGTGTAGTGTTCTGCTTTAGACTCAGTGATTATAGTCCATATAATCTTTGGGGTAAACCTGAATACTACTTTGTTGTTACTATTCCAAAATGCTAAGATACCTACCTCAAACTTTAACTCTTGTGGTTGTATGAAACTAGCACTTCCTGATATTCCTTGGCTACTTGTGGACAAAACACTTAGGTTAATACCCTCACTAGAGAAGCTCTTATGTAAGTTAAACTCTCCATAGTCATAAGAACCTGCATAATCTAAAAGTAGACCTGCTTCTAGTATAGTATTACGACGAATTGTACCATCATTGTCAATACTATATAATTGGTTATCTAGTGTATCATAACCAAAGTCAGGTTTAAAAATTGTCCTGTTCTCAGGAGTCAATTTTTTGAAAAGCCCTCCATTTTTTGTATTATAGGGAACTTGTCTAGAAGTATCTATAGCCATCTCAATATGAAATGTACCATCAGCATCTAAGATTAGACCATTACCTTTAGCTTTATACACTTTAGGATCTACACTAGCAGGAAGCTCAATAGAGTTACCATTTGAGATACTAAGAGTACGACCATTAAGTGTGAGAGTTTGGTTATCACTAGGTAAAGTAACTGAATTACCTTCTGATATTGATAAAACTCTATCAGATAAAGTTAATGACTGTTTAGGGTGTCTATAGTCAAGGTTATTAATACCATTGAGTACAACATTGTCACCATCCACAGAAGCCACTTTAAACATACCAATATTAAAGTTGTTCTTATCCCAATAGCTATCAACTACAGTATCACCTACTTTAATGGTGTCAGCGTTTACAAGCTTATCTTTTGTGACACGTACATTCTGTGAAGTACCATTACCTGAGATATCACCTTTAGCAAAGAATGTATTTACTCCTGTAGGTGTCACAGGCTTGTCCTCTAGGGCTTTAACTCTAGCCTTCAAGGCAGAATCGTCATAAGCTAAGGCTACAGTGTCCTTATCCTCAAACTCTACCTCTTTGATAGTACCATCCACAAGGGTGTAAGTAAGTTTGACTCTATTACCATTTCTAGATACACCCACAGTTGAAATGAAGTTATCTGTTTTACCCTCTAATGCTTTTAGTCTATTAATCACAGCTGTGTCATCATAGGTAACACCCCCACCTTGACCATTAACTTTAATCCATCTAGTTCTATCAGGAGAAAGAATAAATAGATCTCCATTAGGAAGAAGATACATGTGGTCTCTATCACCCATGAACACATCAGGTAGCTTATCCACAGGGGCTACCCACGTATCCTCAGCAGGCATACACTGAGTGCACCATGTGTTAGGGTTTCCACTACAAGTTGTACATCCCATTAGTTAATACCTCCTGCCAAGTCATTTTCTGTTTTACCATTATTAGTACGGATGAAGAAGTCACTATCAACTGTGTTAGAGAACAAGTTGATATTACCTGTAGCAATGTTTCTTCTAGGCACAAAGTCTCCTTCTAACCCACCTTGCCAAGCTCCACTAGCTGTAAGGTTGTTAATGATCTTCATCAAAGCATTTTTAAGTCTAGTATTCTCAGCTCTAAGGTCAGCATCATTATAAGCAGGAGAAGGTGTTGGAATAGTGCCTGTGAATGAGATAACTCCATCATTTGAGATACTAATATCCTTACCTGCTTTATAAGTTTTACCTCCTGAGCTATTATTCATCAACCAGCATACTTGTGAAGTGAGATTCTTATTAAAACACCACTGTGAATAGAAGGCTTTAGAAGTCTGCTCAGGTAGGTCACAAAGAGTTGTATCCCTTAGCACAAGGGAATGAAGTTTAATTCTGTCATCATTTTGTTTATAGAGAGATGCACAGGCTGTTGATCCTGGTACAATCTCTTCACATTGACAGTTAATACAATCTGACATAATTTCTCCTATTTATCATCAATAAAGCAGTCAAACTTACAATCCATTAAGTCACATCCTCCCTTGATTAAAGGAATTGTCTCTACTTTCTTCTCAGGTTTTGGAGGAATAGTAGGTCTTTGAGGAGGTTGCTCATTAAATGGTTTAGGTTTGGTAGCATTGTTCACAGGGGGTTGTTCAGTAAATGGAGGGAAAGGTGCTCTAATAATCTGCTCTCTTGTATACACATTTTGGTGTCTATCCCCTGGATTACTTCCTCTTACCTCTACTTTCAAGTGAGTAAAGTTAGCAGGCAAGTTAGTGAATGTCTTATTCCACTTAATAGTTGATAGATGCCAGTTAGGCTCATAAGCAAGCTTTTGTGTATCTGCATGCTTAGCAAGTAGAATATCCTTTTGGACTACTGAATAGTTGTTTCCTCCATCAGTAGAAGCATACACATCAAAGTACCAATCATAAGTACCACCATATTGAACATACCATCCTTGTAGTCTTCCTCCAACACCAGCCTCATAGGAGTATCCTAAGAGGTTTAATTGGATATCTACAATAGTACCTTCATTATTCTTAGAAGTGAATCCAATACCTTGACCATAACCATTTCTGTGAGCTTCACTGAGGTCAATACCTTGGACACTACCATTAGGTGATCCACCCATAGCAACATCTAGAGGTGCACCATTACGTTGAAATGTACCCCAAGCTTCTTGCCACTTAGTAGCTCCTCCTTGTTGGTTGTTACCTGCTTCATACTCACGTTTTCTTCTTTCATAGTCAGCTTTTCTAGCATTGTAAGAAGCAAGAGCAGAAGCATAGTTAGAGTTACTATTATTGTATGCTTGTAAGGCTCTTTCATATTCAGCCCTTCTAGCATTATAACCATTTAGGCTAGCCTGATAATCAGACTCAAGTCTTCTCTTCTCAGCTTCCCAATTTGATTGGTCAGGAGATGGTTTACTAGCCTGATCTGAGTTGTACACACCAATAAATCTATTAACACTTTCAATTCTCTCAGCTAAACAGTGCTGTACTTCACAAACCTTTTGTGCTTTACGCTGTAAGCACTTCATACGTTTAATTATATCACAGATGATCTCAATAATGTTCTTGATATTACACCATATTCTGAAGAAACCATGTGCTGTATTTTCTTTTACTTTACACTCTTCTCCATTGGCAATAGCATCACCAGCCAACTTTGCAGAGTCAGCTAGGTCATGCTTCATCTTCTCACATTCATGAGCCTTATAGAACTTTATCCTACATCTGCAATTAGGACAATATTCAAACATAGTGCCTCCTAGCAGTTATCACAGTCAATAACACAGCCTTCAACTTTAGGTAGAGGTGAGTTGTTATTTACATAGGTAGCTCTCACATCACTTGATGTAGGGTCAAAATCCCACTGGTCAAGTGTCTTGAATAGCAAGATATCTCCTGTGCTACCTCCTTGTGGTCTAAGGACTGTTTCTTTACCAATAGAAATAGACCCAGGTTTTTCTGTAAAGCTTGATCCTGCTTGGTAAGATTTAGTCCATACAGTTCTTCCATTTGTGTCTTGAATAGAGAATGTAGCATTATTACCATAGCTACCACCATCACCTACATACTTAACTTGGTCAAAGTCAACTCTAGATACGTGGGCTTTAACACTACCATCTTCATTCATAGTGTACATGTGAGATACCTTACCAGTGATAGTACCTCTACCTACTTCTCTACCTGCATAAACCATGTTCCACACAATAGCAAAGTCACCATTTTGTTGAACAGTCACAGATGTGAAAGTGTCTCCATATCCAGCAGAATTGGCAGAAGTACCTACACCCTTCATACCGAAGACAACATTTTCAAGCATCTTGCCCTTAATATGTTCTACAAGACCTGTGATTCTCTCATCCTGACACTTAGCAATAGAGCACAGCTTGTCTACTTTAGACTCTAAGCACTCTAGTTTAGTAAGGATATAACACAGTTGGTTAATAATATTCTTAAGAACACACCACACACCGTAGAAGCCTCTTCTAATAGCCTCAGGTAGATTACACCATTCAGCTTTTAGAATAGCTCTCATTTTAGGTCTAATTTGAAGGTCATTTAGCTCTTGTAGCTTGGTACAGTCTCCAATACCAACATTCTCACAGGAGCAGTCCTTTTGTTTACAAATGTCTTCCATAGTTCCTCCAATAAAATAGGGAGGGGATATACCCCACCCCCTTTAACCAAACAATAAGTGGTTTAAGTTCCAAGCTGATAGCCAAATTTCTCCTGAAGTTCTCAGTCTGAATTTTCTCCAATAGTAACCACCTGAACCAACATCTCCATAGCCTGTATCGGCTGTAGCAGTTTGGTCAAACACAAAGTACTTACCTACCTCAGTGATCTGATTAGCTTGTTTAACTCCATTTTTATCTGTGATAATGATATCCTCTACAGCAATCCCATTATCAGTCCAATCTAGGTCAACTGGTACAAGTTCTTTAGAGTAAACTTGCCACAAACCATTCACATACTGTAAGTCATCCACACGATAAGCATGTTGCATCTTAGCCTGAGTAGGTTTAGAAGCAGGTCTTGGTGTAGCTTTAGCAGGAGTTACATATTCAGCTCCTCTAGCCATAGCCACAAGTCTATCAATATCAATACCACCAGGACATCCTGTAGCTGATACCTCACCATGCTTGATAATGTGTTGTCTATCAATAGGGATACCATAACGTTCACAGATATCTCTAATGAGTTTAGCTGAGTTTCTGTAAGTCTCTTCAGCAATCGTCCATGTAGGAGCTCCTGTGTTGTTTAAGTGCTCAATACCAATAGAGCGTTGGTTTACTGGATAGTTACCTGCATGATAGGCAACATAGTTCTCACCAACACAACCCCAAATTTTATCAGGTGTTACTTGATAGTGAGCAGATGTTCCATGACCTGTAGCAACATACCATGTGCTTCTAGCCACAGCATCATTAGTTGTAGCATTGTGGTGAATGACAATTCTATCAATCTTAGTTCTATTGCTATCACTGTTCATAGCATTAGGATCTACACCTGTGATAAGACCTGAATAAATTTCACCATTAATATTTTTTGTAGGTAAAGCCACTGAAGCTGTTCCTCCTTTAGTTTGATTAGACTTTTTAAGTCTGAAAGCTGTAGGGTACATAGCAGAATATGGAAGTCTACACAAGTTATGTACTCCTCCAATTCCACCTTGGTTTTGACTTAGGAAGTAACCATACTTACCATCAATGTCTCTATCAAACATAGCTACATGAGATAAAGGAGTCCATCCTTGTACCTCTCTAAAGATAGCTACATCTCCTTCTTTAAGCTGATTGATAGGGACTTCATCAAAGTACTTGAGGATACTATTAGAGGCTTTCTTTTCCCACAAGTCTTTAGCATATCCTGAACCACCTTGTGACACAGGAGTTGTATTGATTACAGGGATACCATTCTCCTTACACCATTGTGCAAAGGAATCCCAGCATTGAAAACCATAGAAACCATCTACGTCTACACCCTTATTGTACCACTTGGACTTAAAGGTTCTGTAATCCATGATTACTCTCCTTGAGCTTCATTATATTTCTTGCTTGAGATACCTAGCACAGTACCAGTGAAGGTAGTAAGCAATGCTAGAGTACCTGTGATAGCAGTTGAGTCAAACTTATACAAAGCTCCTAGCCCTGTAATCAAAGTGATTAAGGCTGGTGCAACTACAGTTACAAGCTTTTTATATAAATCATACTGTTTATTAGTTAAGTTCATTTAGTTCTCCTTATTATTTCTTAAAGATACCTGGATTGATAGAATGATACGTTTGTTAAACATCTCAGGGTTAGATACCCCAAAAATTTGAACATTTCTTGAACCTTTATCAATCCACACAGAAGTATTATTATTACCAATCCAAACCTGAGACTCTACAAGTTCAACAGGAACAGGAGCATCAGGAGGTAGTGTTGCAATAATATCTCTCCAATTTACTTTTGATGTTACTTTGAAGTCAATCTTGAAGATACCTACACCAGTTGAACTTGAGTAAGTAAGTGTAACTCTAGGTGAAATTGGTGCATCATGCTCACCTTCCATGACCTTAGACCTGTCTGTGAAAGATCCTCTATATACTGTAAGATCAGTGGCTTTGTTTTCCTGATTTGTTAACAGGTTATCCACTTCCTTCTTAGTGTAAGTCTCAGCTTTCTTGTAGAACTTATTTAAAGCATCATCTAGGTTCACATTATATGTAGTTGTAGCATCTGCTTCAGTTTTAGTTACTACAACACCTTCAGTGTCACTAGTTATAACAAACTCTTTCCCTACACCAACTGGTAGAGTCACAGAGTTTCCATTAGAAATTGATAGCTCATTACCTGTTAGAGTAAGTGTTTGCTTATCACTATCTTCTTTAGCTTCAAGGGCTGTTAATCTAGCTTTTAAAGAGCTATCGTCATACACAGTGTCATTATCAGTTTTACTCTCTAGTGCTGTTAATCTATCAAGCACAGGTTGGAGATCAACAGTTTGACCTCCTCCTGTATTACCTTCAGATTTAAAGCACTCAGGGTCAAATTTGATCCTTATTGCCATTTGTTACCTCTTCTCAATAGTTACTTTCATAGGGAATGGTACATAAGACTTATTAAGAAGCTTATACTTAGTATTCTCTTCTTCAGTGAATAACTGTCTATCCTGATATTCCTTGTAGAGCTTAATTAAGTTCATAATATAAGTGGCTTCTTTCTCATCACAATTTCTTTCAGCCATGACTGACTTAACATTGTGTGTAGCTAAGTACTCAGTAGGATTAGTTGTGATTGAATCAACATCAAAGTAGTAGAATAGCTGTGCATAATCAGTAGCATGAGGATGATAATCAGTGTCAAAAGTGAAGTAATCATTAATAGTGAATGTCAATTTATACACAGTCTTCTTGTCAGCATACTCACCTCTTAGAGAATAAATATTAGAACCATCACCAAAAGTAGGTATTCTAAATTTATTTCTATTGAAAGCATTTGTTTCAGTACTATCAAACTTAATAGGAAGTGTAGTGGTGTTAATCTCTAAGTTCCCATTAGGTAGCTTAGTTACTTGAAGAGTCTTCTCATCAGGTTTCTTAGTTGCAAATTTGAAGGTATTTTCTAGCCAGTATGAAATATATGGAGTAATAACCTTCCATCCTGCATCATTAGGATGTAGGAACTCTTCATCTCTGATATTACCCTGCTTGAAATATTTTTCTAAGTAGGCATTATCAGATGCTAGGTGCTCAGCTACCTGAAGTGGATCAATATCTGTAAGCTTAAGTACAGGAATGGATCTATTGTACTCAGCTTCAACTTCCTTAACCACAGAAATGATGCCATCTCTTAGTTGATTAAGTGTATAACCACCAGCACCTACTTTGTCTCCTACTGTCTTAAGGTAAGGCATAGGTGTGATTATACCAAAAGGTCTATCACCAGCCATCATTGAAGCCTTACTTAACATTCTCTTAACTGTTTTAAGCACAGTTTCAAGTGGGAGATTATATCCTGATACATTACCAAAGTCATTGATACCAAGCGCAATCACAAAGGCATCAGCAGAGTCAATATCAGCTCCCATAAAGTTCTCATCCTTAGTTGAGTAACCATATCCTGAAGATCCATGATTAATAGCCTCAATACCTTTATCCTGCTTCAGTGACTCCACATAGCCTCTAGAGGTACGATAGTTGACTTCTGTTAAGCTATCACCTACAAAGAGTATCTTCTTACCATTAAGTACACTGATAGGTGTCTTGTATGCTTCAAGTACACGATTCTCAGGAAGCTTAACCAACTTGTCATCTGTGAGTTCTCTTGTGTTACCATCAGGTAGTGTCACAGAATTACCATTTGTGATAGAAAGTACTTTACCTTCTAGCTGGAGCTCTTGATTATCCTTATCAGCTTTAGCCTCTAATGCTCCTATACGAGCCTCTGAGTCTGTTTTAATAGTACCTACTTCATGAAGAACATTAGCTACTGAGCTACCTAAGTCATTTACTTGATCTTTTAGGTCACTATCATCATAGATAGTATCCTTATCAGGCTTAGCTTCTAGGGCAGAAACTCTATCAGCTAGTGGCTTGTCATTATAAGGCTGTACTTCAGGCTTAGCCTCAAGAGCCTCTACTCTAGCTTTTAAAGCACTATCATCATAGATAGTATCTTTATCCTCTTTAGCTTCTAATGCTTTAACTCTTTCCTTGAGAGCTGTGTCATCATAAGCCATAGAGATGGTATCTTTGTCATCAAACTCTACTTCACTAGAAGTTCCATCAACTCTAATGTATTTTAGTTTGATTTTATTACCATCCCTTGACACAGTAACATTGTTTACAAAGTTGTCTGTTCTATTCTCTAGCTTCTTAAGCCTCTCAAGGATAGCAGTATCATCATAGGATGTACCACTACCACCACCTGAGTTCTTTAAGCAACTAGCATCAATTACTACCTTTACCATTTGCCTTTTCCTCTTCTACATGTTTTCTCATCTTCTCATTAAGTCCATGAATGTAATGGTTTCCACCAAGGTCATTAAAGTATTCCTTCACAAGAGGTTCAGTCATATCCCACTTCTCTTGCCATGTAAACTCAGTAGAGTTGTAGATGTTAAGGTACTCAGAGCGTAGGCTAGACCGTTTAGCTCCCTTAGATAGTTCTACAAGCTGGTTTCTCTTGTGATTAAGCCAAGCTACCCCACAACCGCAGGCTGTGGTCACAAAGAGTGTTATCCCTGAGATCACAGCTTGATTTTCTACAATTCTTAAGATTAATCTATCCATTTAGTTCTCCTATAAGGTTTCAGTTTCAGGTTTTGTGGGTAAATCTTCCATAATTAGTGTGTTGTGAGGTACATTATAAGTTTGCTCTGAAACTACACCATTCAGAGTAGTTCTTACATTCAATACATAGTTAGTCTTACCACTTAGTACTTCTGAACCTTTTTCATATTTAGGTCCTTCAAGCACAGCTTCTACAACAGTACCTTCAGGTAACTTAGCCTTCAAGTCATTGATAATCTTATCTTCAAATGCTCTCTTATCCTCATTAGATACTTCAGGAACTTTAACTACTTGACCATCTTTAGTAACAATCTTAGAGAACATATCTTCTACTCTAGGAAGAGCCTCTAATAAGTCAATATTAGTTTCAGTAGTAGTACCAATACTTATAGGCTCAGACTGATAAACATCACCATTAGGCTTAGTAATCTTCACAACCTTAGTATATAGAGGTGCACCTGTAGCTTTATCTCCTACATTGTCACCAGGAATTTTATTGACTAATACTTCCACAGTATAGTCTTTAAGCTCAGGAATATCTCCTACTTTATCTGTAATCTCTTTCTTATAGGCTTCAATATCCTCAGGAGTAGCTTCACCAATTAAGTTAATAATATTGTTCTGATTAACCATATATCTACCTAAACGAGTATCAGAACTCAACTTACCTGACACAATAGTATCCAACTCTTCATTAGTGAGCACAGGTGTTGGAGTAGGCTCAGGCTGTGGTTCAGGTGTAGGAACTTCAGGTTCAGGTTTTGGTTCAGGCTGTGGGGTAGGTTTAGGAGTTGGTTCTTCCTCTGGGTTTTTCTTACCTCCACAGTTAATTTCAATGTCAAGCTCATCACACTTGGACTCTAACATTTCACAAGTTGCTTTAGGGATAGGTTTAAATCCCTCATAAGTTGGATAGATAACTCCACAGAGCTTATCTTCTTCAGCTAATTTATAAGCCATATTTTCTCCTATCTTACATAAACATCAATAGATGTTTTCTCATTAGTTAAGTAGGCTTTACCCTTAAAACCAAAAGGAGTGTCATAAAGTCTACCCTTAACATCACCCCAAGATGAAGGCACAGAAAGGATAATATGACCATCTTGGTCTGAAAGGAAGCCATAAGCATTATAGCTCTTATTCACATTTACACTTGTAGGGAAGTTGTTACCTGAGGAATAAGTCCATTCATAACCACTATATTCTACCCTACCTAGTGATATAAATTGAGCCAAAGTGTAGATCTGTTGAGTTCCTGACTGATCTAGACCATCACTAGTTTTATCTGAAAACTTATCATAGCCATTAGCCTTTTCAACTTCCTTCTTACCTGGCTCTTTATCTTGCTTAGAGTACTCAGTTTTCTCTTTTACAGCAGACTTAGGTAAGTAACCAACAGTACCATTGTACTTATCATAGATAAGCCATTCACCACTGATCTTACCTGTAACCTTGTTACATTTATAAAAGGTATCAAGCACAGTGTTGTCACCATTACCTTTAATACCTTCAACCTTGTCCACTACAATCTCATAGAAAGTTCTTTGTACTCCACCACTCTTCTTAGGTTTACCTGCATCAGCACTAGTACCACTAGATCCATCAGGAGTATAGTTATCCTGACCTCTGATTCTCACAATCCTAAGAATAGTTGCTCCATAGCCTGTAATGGTTCTTGTGTGCTCAATTACATGAGTGATTCCATTGAAGTTTTGTTCAATAACTCTAGCATTATTGACTCCACCCCACCATACACAAGAGTGTGTCCATAGGGAGTGCTTGGTTCATTGGTAGAAATGATATCACCCACTTTAAGTTGGGATTCATTTGAGTAAGGAATAACATCAGCAAAACTACTTACATCATTACCTATACCAATCTGATTACCATTACCTAGTAAAGACCCACCAAATTGTTGAGCTACCCAATTCACAAGGTCTACACACTGGTAGGGTTGACTAGGAGGAAAGCCATCAACATCAATGGATTGTCCCACTACACGCTGTGCAACTTGGTAAGCATTTGTCATATCAATTATACCTCAATCTTATCCTTCAGTAAACTTGAGCACAACCCTGTTATGTAGGAGAAGTCATAGCTAAACTCTTCATTATCTAGAGTGATAATGTTGTCTTTTTTCCTACAAAAGATTGAATATTTCTCTAGTGTGAGTTCAAGGTAGTCACTATCCATCCACTCCTTAGCTCCTCCATAGTCATGGTTCTTATAAACCTGTCTAAAGAAGTATTCCACAGCAGATTCCACAAGGATTCTATTTCTCATACGTTTCACAAGAAACTTTTTATTCTCCATAGTACTCCATCTCTCTTTCAATCTCTTTTAGGGCATACTCAACCCTCTGAATATCACTTTTTAGGATCTCATTTTGGATCACACTTTGGTAATCAGTAGGGTGAGATGTTAAGTGCTCTTCAAGTTTAAACTGTTTAGCTTCCATGCTGTGTAGCTGGGTAAGCTTGTTCTTATATCTATTATATAGCCTTGATACTATAATGTTCATTAGTTCTCCTAGTTGATGTGACTAAACTTAAGGAAGTTTCTTAGTGTAATCTGTGCTTCTCCTAGTGCATACACAGTGAAGATCTTCTCACCAGCACTGAATAAAGCACTTCTCTGAGCATCATTTAGATACCATGCAGAATACATTAAGTCATAACCTTCCATTGGATTACTGTTAGGGAAGATTCCTTCACCACTAGCATCATCACCAATCCAGTTACATCCCCACTGTCTTCTAAAGATTTCAGTAAGCTCAATTTCAGACTGCTCTCCTGTAGCCTCATTCTTAGCACTTACAACTAAGTGGACATCTGATAGAGGAGTTACTTTCTTACCATCACACTGTGATACATCCATCTTAATGATGAACTTCAAAAACCATCTCTGAAACCTATCTAAGTCACTAGGCACAAGGACTCTGAATTGTGCAGATCCTTTAGTCCTATCAATTACAACAGTGTCACTTGGAGACTCATTCTTTTCCTTAGGTGATTCATCCTTACTTTCAAGAGCCTTTTTAACCACTTCAAAGTACTTGTTAGCTCCATCAATACGCTCTTGGAGTGCATTACCTGGAACACCACCCCAGTCAGCAAGGAAACGAGTAGTAAGCTGTGCAATATCTCCATCACTAGAAGCAACTTCTTTTACCACATTCTTCAGTGTCTCTTCAGACATCATGAAGGCTACTTGTGTGTTGAAAGTGAAAATGCTACTGTTTCTAGCTCTAGCAAACTCATAAAGAGCCTTAGACCTTGGACCTGTCCACTGACCTAATCCTAAACCAATCCAGTGTTTACCACCTACATTGTATCCAGGCTCATTAAGTGGGTCTTTATAGAGTGATGCAAAGGCTTGCCATGATCCCATGAGGTTTTCTGCTGTAGGTTCTTGTGCTACTTTATCATATTGTTTGCCTGTAGCATAGTCAGCCTCATATCTTCTAGCTGTTACATTAGACTCTCTCACAAAGTAACCAATAATAGCAGATACACCTTGTGCCTTAGCCTCAGGAATCTCTTTCTTGATAGCTCTAGCAAAGGTTTTTACTCTTGTTTCAATATCATCACTCTCAGATCCTTCTATACTGTCATCTGAGTAAGGAGCACAAGAAGAAGCAGTAGAAAGGGAATCCACATAGTCAAGTGCATAGAGGTCAGTTACCCCTCCTCTACGCTGTTTAGACTGTTGAATTACCCTAGATTTAGTTCTACTAACAGTATTTACTAATTTATTTAGATAATCTACCATTTCTCCTCCTACTGATTCACAATGATGTCTCTGTCACTGTATAGATATTTAGACAGCTCTAGTTGCTGTAAGTGGTTACTTCCTACTTGGTAAAGGTCAGTGATCTTGGTCACAAAGAACCAGTTACTTTCCTTCAATACCTTCTCATAGTACTTAGAACAAGCTGTAAGTTCCCAAACTCCTGCATTAAGGGTAAACAATACCCTATCTCCTGCCTGTACTGTATGCTTCTTCAGAGGCTCTACAGTCATTGTGTAGACTATCTTCCTACGTGAGTTCTTAAGTCTTCTAATAGCTGTTCTATAGAGCTGTTCTGTGGCTCTCAGTCTATCAGCATCTGTGATCTCTTTATTATCTTCTGCGATTGACTGAGTGTCATTATCCGTAACTGTGCCCCAATAAAGCTCTCCTGCTTCTAAGGCAATACCTTCTTCATCTAGAATAGCAAACTCATCACCAATAATTTCAGGAGCAAACACAGGTAGCTGTGGATAGTCATAAGACCGCTGTGAGTTTACCTTATTACCTGTCTTTATCACAGGGAATCCTTCAAGCATGAACTTAGGATTGTAGAATATATCTCTAAGTGTTAATGAACTAGCTCCTGAGTCTGACTTATCTGACATAGCTACAGCAATGTTGATTGTGTCCTCATAATTCTCAGAAATGTTATCTAATGACACAAGGTAGTTGTATTCATTGATGAGAACATCTCTCTTAATACCAAAGATACCAAACTCAATCAGGTAAGGATCATAGCGATTTACTCTCCAATAGAGGGAAGTAGTCTTCTCACACACTTTGGTAAGGAACTCTAGGAATGATTCTCTAGAAAACTCATACTCAATCAAGTTCTTTTCAGCATAGTCATCTACATACTTAATCTTGAACTCATTGAGCAGATCATCCTTATGCTGTTCATTAGACCAGTAGCCCATAGCCTGCTCTACAGCAGATACTACAGATCTAGCTTTCACAGTAACATTGGTAGGAAGGGTTCTCTTACCCAACCTACCTATTACGTGTGATGTCTGAACAGTTACTGTGCTATTTTGGTAATCACTTGACTTGTCTCCTACATAACCTTCATACTTCCAGTCATCTGTCTGAACTACAATGTGTGTATTACCACTGAGTAGCTTGGAATATTTTAAGGGTAAGGTTAAGGTGATAGCAGGCACTTCCATTAAGGCAAACTGTACTTGAATATCATTAAGGAAGTCATCCTTAGGAATAATTACTGACTTCCTTCCTGAAGCCTCACTATTAATAATATAACCAATCATACTGTTACACTCTCATAATCTATATAAATACAAGCAGTATCACTCTCTACACCACTTACTGACACAGTATTGAGTCCTTTCTTGATATAAGGTAACTCAGCACATAGTTTAAGCACAGAAAGTGAAATATCCTGATAATTGAACTCTAAACATTCCCAAGATTTAGCATACTTAAGCTCACCCTTATAGTTAGCTGTAAGCACTCCTGAGTACTCACCTTTAATCTTGAAGTCAATATCATTAATCCTTACAATAGGATCTTTGAAGTCCCCTTCAATAGCAATACTCCACTTGTGACTGTCTAGTACTGTAGTAGATAGAAACTCTCCTGTGAGAACTTCATTCACACAAGTGTCACAGATAGCATGCTTATACATACACTGTAAGCCTTTACCATCTTTTTTACACTTTAGAGCAGTTGTATACTACTCTCCACTTAGAGTTACATTCCTCAAAGAAGTCATTCATGAACTCTACATTGGTTTGTGCTGTACATAGATCAATCATACCATCCATCTCACAGCAGTCACTTTCACAACACTCACAGTAGTTATTACAGTTAGGTAGACCATTACAGCAGTGTCTTGACTTACCTAAGCAACTAGCTTTCATGTCAAGGAAGTCACAGTTGTCATAAGGCTCTAGGAATGTCTTATCCTCATCAGCCTTATACCATACACCATCAGGGTTATCAAACTCTACCTTAAACACAAGGTAGTCATCATCTGTGAGTACCCACTGTTTATTGTTCTGAATACTTGTGACATAAGCATTACACCACACAAGCTGTAGACCTGTTTGTACAGCCCACAGCTTTCCTGGTGTCATTAATTGCTCCATGATGAAGTCATAGTGAGCTTGTACATGCTCTTCTGACCAGTCATGTGTCTTGAGTGCTATCTGTAATGAGATTGTGTTAGAGTCCACAAGAGACATCTTACTAGTGTTACCAACATAAGACCCATTAGTAAAAGTGCGTGAGGTTTTATTCTCACGCAAACTAATACTTTCTGTCTGCTCATCAATAGATTTTCTACCAAGGAACACAAGGTCGTTAAATTGGATGTAGCGTTTAGGTTGGGTGAAGTTTTCATCACATCTAAACATTAAACATACCTCATCAATCTGTCAATTCCAAACAACCCATTTAGATACTGAGATTTGTTGTCAATATTTTGACTTATCTTAGCATTATTTGTGTTGTATACATTATTAATTATAGTCTGTCCTGAGTTACTTTGCAAGGCTTTATTACCATATTTGTTGAGATTATTCAGGAAGTTTAGTCCTAGACTTTCAACAGCTTTCTTCCTCAAGACATACTCACCAGGAGTAAGCATAGTAGGCACAGTATCAGTTCCTTTAGGCTTCCAATCAACTCCAATAATGTCACCATCAGAGTGGTATTCAGGAATGATTCCTCCATTAGATCTGAAACCTCCTAAAACAACACCTGTACCCTTTTTACCTATACCTTTAACTGACTTAGGAGTAGAGTTAAAGATACTAGTAACAGCATTAGCAACGCTGTTAGCAAGTGAGCTTAGGGCTTCTTGGATCTTATTACCTTCTTCTGTAATCTTAGAGGTATCAACATCCTTAGGATCATTGCCTTTAACTTTGTCCTTAGCCTCCTTTATCTTACCTGTGGTCTTATCAACCTTAGTCTTAAGCTCTTCTACAAGGGCTTGTCCTTCAGGGGTAAGTTTAGATACATCTACAAGGTCAATAGGGATTCCTTTAAGGAGTTCATTAGCTTTTTCTAGCTTGATCTGTCCTTTAGATTTCAACTCACCTACAACATTGTAGAAGTTATTAGCGGAAAGCTTGAGTGAGCTAAGGTCTTCTTCACTAAGAGCACCTTTATCATCAGCTACCTCTTGGATAGCCTTTTCAATGGTCTCACCATCCTTAAGTACTTTGTCAATTACTTTTTGTCTAAGTTTTTGGTCAATAATACCTATTTTCTCTAGGATAGTATTAAACTCTTTAGTGTCAGCTTTATAAGTAGAGTTGTCAGTCAATCCAGAACCTGTTAGCATCTTAAGCTCTTGGATAAGATCATCAACATTCTTACCTGCAACTTCATTGATTTTCTCTTTTGTAGCTTTTGATGCCTGTTGAAGTTTATACTGAATAATTTTTGAGTCAGCTTCATCTAGTGCTTTACCAGCAGTAGAAAGACTAATAAGATCTTCAGTGTTAAAGTTTTCACTTTTCTTGACTATGCCATCTAAGAGATCTTTCCAAACTTTATTCTTAGTACTATCAACTACTTTTCTAAGTTCATCTGTTGCTGTAGCATGGACTTCATCATTACTCTTAGAATTTGCTGTTGCAGACTCCTGAAGTGTTCTAGCCCATCTATAGAGATCTTCCTTAGAAGCGTTAATGACCTTTTCCTCGCTAGCTCCCATGTCCATTAAGACTTTTTGCACAGCGGAGTCTTGATCTTCCTTATTACTGAAGTTCCCTCCTTTAAGTGCATAGTCTAATTGTTCTTTGACTTCAGCAATCTTCTTGAAAGGAATCTCAGGAATCTTCTGAGTAGCAATTCCAAGAGCATTGAAGGCATCTGTGAAGTTCTTAGAAGAATCTTCTTGTCTCTTGAACTCAGTATCAGAGAGAGTTTGAATAGTTGCAGTAGTACCATCTGTGGTATTCTTAAGCTCAACATATCTCTGACCATACTGTGCATATAAAGCCTGTAATGACTTCATAAGTTCAAGGTCAGTTACACCAAGCTCTTCTTTCCACTGTGCCCAAGTCTTCTCTTGACCACCAATATTAACACTGTACTTATCAACATCTTTAGGAAGGTACTCAGTAGCAAGCCCAAGGTTAGCTCCACCTTTACTTAGATCTCCATTGAACTTACCTGCATTACCTGACACAAGAGCTAAGGCATTAGAGATATCAGATTGTGCAGAAGAGTCATTTGTCACAGATTTGTAGAAGTTCCTCATGAGGTCTCCATACTGTTTAGCCTCTTGTTGAAGAGCCTGTACTTTAGCCTCTCTAGCTACCTTATTCTGCTCTTCTTTCTGCTTCTCAGCTTCAGCTTCTAACTTAGCTTGTTCCTTCTTAGCTTGGTTTTCAGCATCATTTGTGAACATACCTTGGATAAGTCCTACAAAACCTCCAATACCAGCACCAATAGCTGTACCAATAGGAGTGAACATAGAACCGATACCAGCACCAGCTAAAGCTCCTGAAGCAGTACTTGTAATCACAGTAGAGGCTTGCTTCATACCTGTAGAAACTTTACTACTTTGTACAGCATTGTTGATACCATCTAAGGCTATTCCACCAAACATAGTACCAAAGGCAAGACCAGCTCCTTTGAGTGATTGACCTAAAGTACCAGCTTTGTCAAAACCTGCACCAATAGCTTGTCTGAATGTACCTCCATTGGCTCTAACATTCTTATAAGCCTGAGCAGAATCTTTAAATACTTTGCTTAGCTTAAGCTGTTCTTTAGTGTTATTTCTAGCTTGTAAGGCTAGTCCTGCATAGTAGCTTCCCATTTCAGGGTCATCAGCAAGGAAAGCTCTTTGACTCTTCTTAGAGTAGTACTTATCAGCTCTCTTATTTAGGAATCCTGAAATTAAACCACCACCAGCAAGAAGGTTTTGACCTCCTGTAAGTCCACCAGCTACACCTTGCTTAACCTTTCCTGGAAGAGCAAAGTTGCTTAGTTGACCAAGGCTATTAACAGTAGTACCAATGAATGACACAATGTTAGACACAAGAGATGTAGCCTTACCAATGAGTGCCCCAATGATAAGGTACTTACCTACATGACCAAGTACTTCAGCAACCTTAGCAAACATCTCTACAAGCACAGTGAGAGTGTTTAAGATCTTTTCAAAACCTTTTTGTAAGTTTCCTCCACCAAAGGACTTAATAACATTCTCAATAGCTGTCACAACAGCTTTAACGAAGTTTGAGAGTGCTTTAAAGAATCTCACACCTGTGTCAGATGTAAGGGCATTTAGGGCACTAGAAGTGATTCTAGCAAGCACAGGAGCTAAGTAATCAAGCAAGTCTTTTACAACATTACCTAAGTTCTTAAGTCCATTTCTGAAGCCATCATTATCAACACCCTGTCTTGTGAGTTTCACAAAGTTTGAGAAGAAGTCAAACACAGAAGAAATTAACTTGGATGCAACTTCAATTATAGGTGTCTTTTTGATTAGAAAAATCAAGTGTTTTGACTAGCTCTTCTGCAAAACCTCTAATAGATGTAACTACTGTAGTTGCATAGGAAGCATACTTACTATCACCTGTAAGTGTTTTTAGTACATCTGACATTCCTTTAATGAACTCAGCTAGTCCTTTTACAGCACCACTACTTACAGCAAGATTTTGTATATTAGTGATAACCTCAATGGTGTTAGTGATAGCATCTAAGATACCTCCACCTACAAGCTCTCTACCAATATCAACCCAAGAGGTTAAATACTTGATATAAGCATTACCAGCATCACTCACAAAACGTCCAATAGCACTTCCTGACTCATTAAAGAGGTTAATCAGTGATTGCATGAAGCCTTGGAAGTTCTTCATCACATTACCATCAAGGCTAGAAGTGAAGTCTTTACCAAACTTCTCCATAGATTGATGAGTTGATCACCAAACATAAGGGTGATAGCTCTTGAGAACTTATTGATATTCTCAATGCCTGTACCAATAGCATCTCCAAGCTTTCTTACATAGCCTTCAAACTTCTCACTTCCCACAAGATCTGTGATGTTCTTAATGAAGTCTCTTGTAGCTACGTATACCTTGTTAAGAGCACCAGGAGAAGAATTACCATCCTCATCTACCTTATCAAACACAAGGAGGTTTGAAAGTGTTTCTTTCAAGTTCTCAATAGCTTGCTTAGGAGTAAGGATAGAAGTAACTAGACTTTGGAACTTAGGACTGTTACCTACTTCTTTGATAACATCTAAGTACTCATCAGCTGTGATACCCTTCTTCTGGGTAGCTTCAATGATAGACTTGTAGCCTTTAGCCTGAGCAAGCTCTAGAAGCCGTTTATTTACTTCAGAAGCACCAAGAGCAGAGAATCTTTCTCTTGTAAACTTGAAGTCTTGTTGGTTAAGATAACCATTAGCAAGCATTTGAGCTGTTTGCTCACCTGCTGTCTTAAGACCTTGTACAGGGTTGTTTGTTTGTGCAATAAGCCCAGCAAAGGCTTTTACAATATCCTCAGAGTCTTTACGGTTATAAGCATAGTAAGTTGATGCTTGGTTGAGCAAGTCAGAAGCATCATACACAGAAGCTTTACCATAATCTCCTAGTCTCTTGAGAGACTTGTTTACATCCTTTTCATTAAAGCCTAGAGATGACATGTTGACCCGATAGATCTGCATAGCATCCCCTACTTTTTGTGACTCAGACACCATACCAGCAACACCTTGTCTCAAGGTAGTCACAGCAGACGTAATGATCCCTTGGAAGCCACTAGTAAGCTTTCCATTAACTAATGATGTAAATGACTTCTGTACATTTAAAAGCTCAGATGAGACTGATCTGAGACCACTGAGCATGGTTTTAGCAGGATTGATAGCTCCTAGCTTAATCATGTTTGATGTCAGACTAGTAAGTGCTCTATCAGCTATAGACATAGCAGATCCTACGTTTTTCCAAGACTCAGCTAAGTTAGTGACCTCTACTGCTTGACTTTTTACCTTGCTACTTCCACCAACACTAGATCCTGATGCCTTGCTCACAAGGGCATTGACATTATTGATCTGTCTTTGGATATCAGAAGTATCAATATTGAGCTTTAAATTAATAGAGGGCAGGTTATTAGACCTGCCCATCTTCTTAATCATACGTTCAATATCAAGCACAGTCGCTTTCATGTTATTCAATAATTTTGTCTTAGCCTCAATATCGTTAAGACCATTAATTGTAACACTTATAGTACGTACTGACATTAAAACTCTCCTACTTAAGCTACATCCTCAATGTTTCTACGGATTTCATAGAAGTTACCATTTTCATCACGACTTACAGTGAATGTCAATGACAAAGTGATTTCTCCATCTGTACCGAACTCTCTTGAGTTTTCTGTGATAAGGACATTGTTGAATACATAGTATTCTCTAATTCCTCTTGTGTTTTCAACCATTTGAGTAACACGGAAGTGAGTGTTACGAAGACGTTTGTCGTTAGCTACAATAAGCTCAACATCACGCTCAGCATTGTAAGTCACAAGAAGCTTTTCACCAATGTACATTGGGTTCACAAGAACTGTACCACGACTCAATCCATGATGTGTTTGAGTAAGAGCAATAAACTCATCATCCTCAAGTCCTACACCAGCAGAGATTGGCATTGATGAAAGGTAAGTACAGTCACAGCGGTCAGAAGAGATAATGATTGTATTACAATCTTCATAGTAAAGGTCAGGGATAACAAGTGATCCATATTCTTTACCATCTACTTCAAGTCGTTCTACTGTGAAGCTGTCTGTCACAGGGATACCACTTGTAAGTTTCTTAGACATAGATTGAAGTGGGTTCAACCAGTAGTCATTACAAGAAGTTGTAGTAGCTGTGATTTCTTTAGTGATCTCAATTTGTGATTTGTCATATTGACGTCCAAAACATCTAGCATCTGTAGTAGGTACTGAAATGTTATGTGTGAATGAAGTCAAACATGAAAGCAACACATTAGAGAATTTACGCAACTCAGCACGATCATTAACGATCATTGGAGATGAAAGACCAATTTGACCATCAAAGTCATCTGTACCTGTGTAAGTAACTTCATAAGAGATTACTACACCGTGGTCAGAAGGTTTCCATCCTGTACCTGTTTGAGTCATTGCTTTTGTATCAGCAAGGTCAATAGTACGGAGTACGAATCCAGGTGCATGAGTTTCAAAGTTGTATGTGTACACGTATGAGTTAGCTTGAGCAAGATCTGTAAAGTCTGCTACAGCTACTTTAAGTTGATAAGTACCAGCTTTAGGAACGTTTACATATACCATGTTGAAACCAAGTGCATAGTCATCAGCATCTGAACGTACTTGGTAGTTTACCTTGATAGCTTTATCTACAGCTTTCACATAAAGTGTACCTGTGTTGAAGCATTTCAAAGGTGTACAGTTTAGTTGATCTTCAGGCACATCCTTACGTACATATTGTACTAAAGTACCAGTAGGAATTTGTACTTGTTTGTTAGCTTTCCAGCGAACACAAGGACGGATTTCCTCATTGATAGCAACAATAATTTTATTGTCTTTATCTTGGGTATTGTAACCGTACATAGGATGAGACATATCTACAAAACAGTTAGACATTTATTTCTCCTTTTTCTTGTTATCAGCTTGCACTGAAGGTTTTGGGTTATTAGCTTCTTCAACCATGTGTTCACGGACACGTGCCATTGCTTGAAGCTCAAGACGGCTACCGTGACGGTTTGCAATCTCATTACGAGACATGAAGAACTCATCTACATTTAGTGGTTTTTCCACAGCCATGTTCTCTCTCCTTCTTAACATGTATATATTGATAAGGTAGCAGGGAATGAGAACATTTCAACCTCATCTACAAGCTCATTAGAGAAGTCTAATGGACATCCCACATCAAGCACTTTAGCATTGATAGGTAAGTACCAATTATCCAATGAAGCTACATCCTGAGCGAATGTCTTTCTCTGTATACCTTTAGGGGTTTTAACTTGATGAACCAACATATTTTTTATTTGACAGTGCACTTCTTCTCTGTACTCAAGTTTACCCTCAGGAGTGTTCTCAATACATACCCTACCAGTAGGAGGAGACACAGATGAGTAATATACAGAAAATGTTACATAGAATCTAGGAAAGCACTTAGAAGAATTATCACAAGAAACATCAATCGCCAAGAATGGAAACTCAGCTCCTTGGTTAAGTTGAAAGTGCTCAGTAGTTCCTACGTGTTGGTTAAATTGCACATCAAAGTTATCATAACGTTTTCTTGGATCTAGCTCTTCAGGATGGTCAGGTTGAATGAAGTAGTCTAGAACACCAGCTCCATACATTTGAAGCCATTTCTTAATGTTTATGTATATTGCACTATTCATTTCTGTAGCCTCTTAGGAATCTTAACAGCCAATCTACTTTCAGCTCTTTCTCTATATGCAGTCACAGCAGACTTATCGCTCTGAGTTAGAATTGCTGTACCTGATCCCCGTCTACCTGAAGGAACTCTAGCAGAGTACTGACCTACTCCACCTTTCACAAGTTCTCCTTCACCTACATTCTCAAAACCTTTTTCAAGGAAGTTAAATGCAGGATAATTAGGATAGCCCTTCTCAACATAAACTCTGGTATAGTATCTAACTTTACCTCTCTTAGTAGGAGGGAAGTCATTACGATCACTATACACCTCAAAGCCATCACTGACTTTTCTTATTTTAACTGAGTTTACCATTCTACCTGTTTGCCTAGAAGCAATAGCCTTAGCTTCCAAAGTACCAGTAAGAACAAAGTCGGTAAACTCTTCCACAAACTCAGTACCTTTCCAGTCGTGAATATCAGTCGTGGTCACGAGTAATCACCCCCTGTAACTGTTTGATATAAGGGGCACACTCAAGTACTTTCTGTTCACTCTCACGTGGAGACAGTCTTTCACCTGTCATTTTTATATCCCAGCACCCAGGCATAATCTCATAAGTGCGACATGCTACTACTTTCCAAAACATATAACCAGCATCCTCAGGACATTCCCAATAGTTACACTTGGTAGATATTCTTTGCAAGATGTAATAACCATGCTTAATATCAAAGTCACAGGAATGGCGTTGGTTGTGTAGTGAAAAGTAGAAAGTCTCTAGTTGTCTAGATCCTTCAAGAGTGTGGGTTGTAGTCGCATCACTCTCAGAACCCCTAGATGTAGGCATGTGGTCTACACAGTATAAATGCTCAACCTCTTCCCACAAGCACTTCATGACCTGCCTAGAGTTCTCATCATAAGTAGGTGTTGCTGTGCCTTGCCTTAACACAAGGATCTCTCTATTAGTTCTAGGTAGTGGCATCTACGACCTCCTAATCAAGATGATCTAAAGGAGGATAACCCTCACCTGCTCCTGGATCTGTAGGTTGTTCCTCAGATGGTTTAGGAGGTTCAGTTGGTGTAGGTTCTTCTGAAGGCTTTGGTGCTTCCTCTGTTACAGGAGGCTTAGGAGCTTCTTCTGTAGGTTTTGGCTCTTCAGGGATATGAAACTCAGTCTCTTCTACATTTCTTACATAGGTAGCTTCTGTGTTATCAGGTACTTCAGAGAAAGTATTTCTGATTACACCTTCCTTATCTGTGTATCTTAAGTTAGTTAGATACTTACCTAAGATGTCATCCACAGGATAGGTTTTACCTTGTTCAAAGATATAAAGCCTTCCACTGTAGTAAGTCCTATACACAGTTCTATAAGTTTCTACTCCACTAATTGAGCGACCAGTACCACACTTGGAACAGCCATAAGAGCGTGACTCTCTAGCATACTCTCCATTGTATCTTACTTGCATTCTTTTCTTCTCCCAATAGCTAAGTACATATTTTCTGTGTAAACTTTCTTACACAGGGATAGTGAACTAAGTGTCTTAAGTGCCCATGTGTTGATAAGCTTAACATAGATTGTATCTAGGCTTGTCTTATCCACAGTCCATTTACGAACAATGTAGTCTACTGATTTTTGCTCTAGAACAGCTCCTACAGCAAGTCTATCCATGTTAGCACACTCATCAAGTGTACCACATTTATTTTGGTAGGCTACAAAGATGTTCATGAAGTGACACATTGCTTCAAAGATACAGTCAGGTAGACTGGCAGAAGTATAACCAGCTTCATAATCAAGAATAATCTTGTACTCAGTCTCACATGAGCAAGGATCACAGCATCTACAACATGGACTCAACTCTTCAGTTACATTGATTAGAATAGTTCCATCAACAAAAGACCAGTTGTACTTATCAGGAGTAATTTCATACTCCTCACGCTCAAGACCTTTTCTCTTGTGCATATATACCTTAAGTGTTGAAGGGTCAAAACCTTTAAAGTAGTAAGGCTTGATCTCAACCATTGCATCACAGCCACAGATTTCAAAGTCTTTGACTTCAATCACTTCATGTCTTCTAGCTCTTAAGATAGTATCACATTCACCATCAGTCCAACAGAACAGCCTAGCAAGGACACGGAGAAAGCTCTCCATGTACCGTTGCATAGTTGCTCCATCATCACAGTCAAAACAGCCACACCTATCTTGAAGCTTCTGTGTAATCTTCATTAACTCCAATTCAGGTTGCATATCTTAACTCCTTATTTTGCAGGGATAGTAGCCATAGGGAATGGATTGAGACCTGTAAGAAGACCTTGGATACGCTCGAATACCACAGCAGGACAAGTTTGATCCAATGGAATGTTGGCAATCAACAAGTGAGAGATAGGTGAGTTAGTATGTACCAAACCGAAGTTTTCGTACTTGTCACAGATCACTTCACATCCTGGTTTAGAAGTATCTTCTGTACGTTGAGTGTAGATAGAAGATTGTGGTACGAACAAGTCATATTGAGTCAAAGCTTCAACTCTAGACAAGTCAATCACATAGGCTTCACCAGTCATGGTCTTTTCAAGGTCATAAGGCAAGTGGTAAGATACACCGAATGGAATACCACGGAATGAGATAGACTCACCGTTTACAGACCATCCTTGAGGAAGTTTACCATCTTTACCAGGAACGATTTCAGATTTGATTCCACGAAGTGTAAGTGGGTGAACATAGATCTTGTAACGTGCAGATTGGTTGTTCAATACATCTAGGTAGCAAGCTACTTGACGGAAAGCACCAATGATAGATCCTGAAGCATCAATAGGAGTAACCCCTGGGTGAGACATCATTTCAGCCACACCTGCGAATGGACGAAGACCTTGACCTTGGAAGTTCAACATACCTTGAACGATATGACGTTGAACGATAAAGGCAAATGTGTACCAAGCCATGAATTGTTCAGCTTCTTCATAAGACATACCCAAACGTTGGAAGATGTTAATAAGATCTCCTTGTTTGAAGTGCATTTTGTCTTTCATCAAGCGGTCAAGACGTGTTTCACAGTCTTTGAAACAGAGGTAACGTACAGGAGTAGCATCACCAGTTGCTTGCATAGTGAATTTCTCAGTGAAACAGCAGGCATCTGAAGTATCATTAGCAAAGTCAGGAGCTTTAGTACCCCAAGTGATACCTTCCATGATCCAGTCACCATTTTTAGCTTGGCGCAAAGCTCCAAAAGATGATTGTTCAAAACGTTTAAGGATATCGTTTACCAACTCATCATCCATGCCTACTTCACGAAGTGAAGGTTGAGCTTTAGACCAGTCACGTGAGATACCGAAAGGAATCTTACCATCTTCATTAGTGAAGTTTTCTTTGTTAGCTAGTTGAGCTTTAGTACGCTCATACAAGTTATCAATAGCTTCACCAAGCAAAATATCAAAATTTACTTTAGTCAATTTATTGTCCTCCAAAACGAACTCGTCCAAAACGGTTCTTAGGTTGTTCTTCTTCAACTACTTTAGAAGCTTTCTCAACCACAGGGTTTGCTTTTTCAAGCAACACAGCAAGTTTAGAAAGTTGTCCTTCTACAGCATCTTCATTAGCTGTCTTTTCTGCAATAATAGCATCTTTAGTAGCAATTTCAGCTTTAAGAGCTTCATTTTCAGCAGTCAATGCCTCAATAGCTTCAATAGCTTGTGCCAATGCTTGAGACTCTTCTGATTTAGCCTCTTCTTCTTTAGGCTCTTCAGTAGCTTCCTCTACCTTTTCTTCAGCTTCTTCAGCTTTAGGCTCTTCTTCAACCACAGGAGCTTCTTCAAGGACTTCATCCTCTTTAACTTCCTCAGGTTCTACTTGAGCAGAAAGGTGAGCAAGTACTTTTTCAAGAATTTCTTTATTCTTCAAGTGTTCTTCCTCATTTCTTACTAGTAAGGATGGATCATATCCACCACTCTTAGCATTACCAGGATTCCCTACAAAAGAGAAACCAGTAATCTCTACCTTATCTGTGATAGGTACATCAATATCACCGCCATGTTCCACATTATAAGCAATGAGTTTTGCATATTCTTCAATATCATCATCCCCAATATCTTTGTGATACCATAGAAACTCAGATGAGATTGCAAAAGGCTCATCTTGAAGAATAATATCCTTAACATTGCTTAGTTGTGTATTGACATGAGGTTTAACCAGTAGATCATATCTACCATTGTCATCCTGAACCAATTTAAGGTCACTCTTTCTGAAATAACCTTCTCTAACAGGATAACTATTGAGATCTCTGTGACCAGTTGATACATAACCTTCAAAAGTTTCATCAATGCTATCATACCAGTTCTTGAGTGTACCCTTACACAAGTAAAGTCTAATAGTACCATCCTGATAGAGCACAGAACCTTCAGATAACAAGGTCATGTAACCTTCACTGTTTTCAACCTTATTCACAGATAGGCACTCTTTTTCAGTGCTTTCTTGGGATAAGTTCAAGATGTTATCAAGGCTATCTTTTCTTTCAAGGTAGTCATTGATCTCATTCATGATCTTTCCTGCAATCTGTGTCTTGATGTGCATTATTCAATAACCTCAAACAAATTATATTTAAGTTTTCTTACTTTCTTACCACCACATGAGGCACAGTAGCGTACTCATACTCAACATTGTCTTGTTTGAGTCCTGCCTCAGTCTCAGGTGAATAAGGTAGCTGTTCTGTTTGCTCCTTTAGACTAGCCAAGAGAACTTCATCAGTAGTTTCATACCAACCTTCGCTCTCTTGGTTGTCACCAGGATAAAATTCAAAGAACTTTCGTGAGTTTTGGATAATACCTTTATCATTCAAGAAACTTACTCTAGCTACTAGGTCACGCTTCAGGAATCTTGATACTCTAAATTTACTCACTACTTGTCTACCTTCTTCTTTGTTTGTTTATTAGGCTTCTCAGCCTCCACAGCTTTAACAGTTGTGCCTTCAGTGATAGAAGAAATAACTTCAGACTCTCTACCAAACTGTATTGCACGTACTTCACGCAAGTACTCTTGGTAGGTTTGTCCTACGGTTTTTACTTCTGTCATTATTTATCTCCTGCATAAGTGATAGGGAATCCATAACAGTCAAATTCAGTGTCTTTAAGTGGAACTTCTTCAAGCTCATAGTTAAATTCATACTTATCACCACAGCAATAAGTGAATGACTTGAACTTGTTTTCATCAACATCATAATATTGAATCTGTTCATGCCCTACAACTACTCGTCTTACTTGAGCCAAGATTGTTTCAGCCAAAGGTGACTTGAAAGTTTTAGTTTCCCCATCAACTTCAATCTTGAGGTTCATTTTAGGAACTTTAATAGTAGCCATTAAACGTGCTCCTTCCTTGCATAATTATATTCACATTATAACAAAAAGAGGTAGGGAGTCAACCCTACCACAACTAAATTAAAACTTGATGGTATCAATAACCTTGGCTGTACCATGCTCAAGCTTGTAATGGTTAATCAAGTCCATGATAGCTTCCATCTCAAATGGATCAAAAGTAGCATCAAAGTCATTGATAAACTCATCTTCCTTGATATGAACAGTACCACGGACTTCAGGCTTACCACCTTTACCTTTACCAATTACAAACCCTACAATGTAGTTTGCATAGATATGACCTGTAGATTGCTCCATAAGGGCACGTTGGTCAACCACAAAGGTATATACCTTTTCAGACTTACCATCACCTAAATCTTGGTCAACCACTTTCACACGGTTGTCAAAGGCAATTTCAACATTCACAGCGTATGATGTACGTGGAGTACGAAGCATGTTACCTGATGCCCCAATAGTAGGGATCTTTTGTGCTACGTTTTCTGTACCACCATTGATAAGAACCTCAGCATCAAGGTCAGTCAAGTCTGCATATTTACGCAGTGTGTACACAGGTTTTCCATTGCGTACATACTCAGGCATAATTTCTTTACGCTTAGTATCTAAGAATCCAAGTACATCACCAAGTACTTCAGTCATTTAATCTTCCTCCATGCCTGTACATATCCTTCAAGGAGTTTGTACTAGGCTTATCTTTGGCTTCAATAGCTTCTGTTGCTTTTCAGGTGTTAGGAGTTCATACTCATAAGGTTCAGGAACTCCCCAATCAGTAACATACTTACCTTTTGCTTCTTCATCAAGATTAAGATAGTCATTATAGCCCTTAAAGGCATTATTATTGACCATCTTAGCATAATACACAGTAACATCAGGGTAGTACATCTGATCTGCTACATAGTGGTAGTCCATCCTGTACTCTTTAACCACAGCAAGGACTTTTTCCTCTATGTCATCAAGGTTAATAGCTACCATGTCCTCATAGGCTAGTCCACGGTAGTCATCTTTCTCTTTTATCTTTCCATTAACCCAAGCCCAATTATATCGAATTAGATAACTAACCAGCTTGAAAAAAGGATGGATTGTTATTGATGATCTTTGTGCAAGTCTCAATCAATGAAGTGTCAGTGATGTATTGCATCAAGTGATCAGGAATACCAAGAACAGTACCTACAAGCTTCTCACAGGCATCAATCACATCATCATCAAAGACTTCATAGACTTTAAGTAGATCATCTACAGTGTAGATCTCTGAGTCTCCATCTTCATTGAATTTTGTAAATGCCATAGTGATTACTGAAGCATAGTTACGTACCTTACGTGCAATACGAGCTGTAATGAACTTCTGATCAGCATTTACAAATTGTTTATATGCTGTACCATCCATTACACGTTCAGCAGTTGCAGGTGTAGCACTTGTCACAGGAAGCCATAACTCCACTGTGTAGTTCTTAGGATCAATAGATTGAACCTTAGAAGGGTCTCCATTCACAACACTTGTGGTAGGTGTTTCAATAGCCACAGGTGCATCTGATTTAGTTGCATCAATGACTTTCTCCTGCATTTTAGCAAGCTCTTCAATAGACATAATCTTGTCTGACATTATATACTCCTTACACAATTAGGTTTTTAGCTAAGTAAGCCTCAGCCATCTTTTCATCAATACCTTTAAGTCTATCATAAACATCAAGAATGTAAAGGTCATTATTGTAGTTGTAGCTGTTAGTGAATTCATAGCTATCAAACTTAATATGTTCTTTTAATCCAGTAGCATGTTGAAGCAAGTGAACAATCTGACCAAGGAAGTGATCTCGCATTGGAATGATTGTGTTCTTCATAGCATTGTCAATGATACTGTAAGTACCAATGTTTGATACTGTCTTATTCAAGTCAAACAGTCTAGCTGGAACTCCAAACATCTGACAGATAATAGCTGGAACATACTGTGAAAGGTAGTCCAGGAAGTCAGTTGCTTTAGTATCACGCTCAAGCTGTTCTAGGTTTTGGAAGTTACCTGAATACACAATGGCGTCATTGAACTCAGTCTCAGAAAGCTTCTCAGCAAATGCATTCATGTCCTCAACAATCTTCTGAGTACGTTCTGCCTTAGCAGTTCTACCCATGTCAAGTAGCTCTCCACTAGAGAAAGCAGAACCTTGCTCTACACTTTCCTCAATCTGCTCTTCCAATGTATCTTTAGCTTGTAAAGCAATAGTACCAATACCATTTCTTGAGATATCATAGTTCATACGGTTAAGGATATTAAGAATAAGCTCAACACGTTTTCTATCCTTAAGCAATGGACTCATACAGAATACCTGTGATGTATCTAATCTGACACAAGCGAACTCATCACTAGTCACTACCATTACATCATTTTTGTACTTTTCAGGGTCTTTAAGGATTTCTTTGATGTCATCCTCTGAGTAGTCAGTTGCTACTCTAGGGTTTCCTGTTTTCTGTACATAAGGAGTTCTGTAGTAGTCACCTTTCTTGATAAGGTAAGTCAAGTTTTGTCTTAGTACAGGCATCTTAGGGTAATCAATGACACAAGCGAGGATATCCTTAGGGTGAATCCCTACAAGACCCTCTTTTGTGGCAAGAATACCATAGTAACCATATTTTCTATATCCTTTAGCTACCTGCTTGAGTACATCATAGTTTCTTTGACCATTAAAGTTATGACCATAGAGGTATTTTCTAAGATCCTCATCTTTTTCAAAGCTATTTGTAGTCAGGTAGTTGGTGAACATATAGTTCACAATGTTGTCTAGGATGTAATCAACATCAGGAAGATCAAGAGCCAGTTGCTCAATCTCTTCTAGATTTTCATTGATAGATGTTCCTCTAAATCCTGTACTTGAATAGATCAATCTGTCCTTGTAGTCAGCAAGGAAGTGCCTATCCATTGCACATTGACCACCACAGTCATCTTTCTTACACTTTCCACAAGTCATTATGACCCTCCTAAGTAATAAAGCTCAGCCACATGGAGAGAAAGCAATACACTATCCAGTTCGTCAGGAGACTGTCTGAGTAGCTTCTTGATCTCTGCCTTAGGTCTGATCTTAACTTTTCTGTCCTCAGGTCTTTGAACCTCAGACACAAATGACATCTGCCTTGAAATAGCATCCCACACTTTTCTCACAAATGAAACCCTTTGTGCTTCCATCATACCTCTCAGCATTAGGTGCATTTCAGCCCTTCTGTTGAAAGCATATTCAGCACTAGGATCTTTACCAATGATCTTAATCTCAGTAGGTTTACCACCAAAGTTGATGTCATACACAGGGCATTTAAGCTGTCCTGACAACCTTCTCATCTTGAGAGGCTGTACAATGTGTGCTCCACCACCAGCATCTATGCCGATAGCTTTCACATTGAGTTGATTGGCAATGGTCACAATCTTATTGACAATTTCAATAGCTGTGACACCATCAATCCACTCTTTAGGCTTAATGTCCATTGTATCAATAGCTGTGAAGTGATTAGACTTGTCCACAGAAGAGATAGTGACCTGGATAGAGTCCGCACCTTTATAGGCACTATCCACTCCAAGGAAGAACTCCAAGCCTTCTGCTTTCATGTCAAAATCATCAAGAATATCAGGTGAGGCATCAAAGAATGAAGATCTCTCAGTAGGGAACTCACACAGGAGGTTTTCTCGAATAGAATCCTCTGTGATTGTGAACTGAGATCTCATCAGCTCATCTTTGGTGTACCTGATACTTCCCTCCTCCATTGCTGTAACCACATCCAGCCACATAACAAATTCATCATCAGCAAGATCCTCATTGGTCATGAAGTCATAAAAACTATTCAATGACCGTGGGTTAGAGATTAGGTACATAATCAACTTACGACCATCATCTGACTCAAATTCTCTACGACCCATGTGACCAAGGGCAATAGGTGAGATGTCAGAAGCTTCATCCCCAAACATGTTTCCTCCACGACCAATAACGTGGATTTTAGAAGGATCAGTGTAGTTACTACCTGCGGATAGACCCTCTAACTTACCACCATTTCTGAATGTGAACCCTTCACTAGAGAATGATGATAAACCACGCTTTAGTCGCTTATCCACTGAGGTGACATCCTTTTCATCAAAGGACAACATAGCCTTCACATCAGGGTGAGCGTTCACTAGGATTTCCCTAGCATGCTGGATGATAATTCCTGAATACTCTTGTGTTGATCCTACAGCATAGCAATTCTCACCTTCATAGGCAAAATGGTTTGACATAATGCCACAGAGGAAGGACTTACCATACCGAGGAGTAGCCACACAGTATCCTGTTTTGAAGTCTCCACTAAGGAACGCTCCAAATTGCACAGCTTGAGACCACCATAGCTCTAAGTTAAACTCAGATAATGCTGTGGTGAACCCAAGCTTGTAATATTCTAATTCTTTTTCAAAACCAAACCTTTCACGGATGGTATTTCGCTTAAAGTGTTTTGGTATTTTACCCTTCACAGCATCTTTTAGTTGATCCTGTGGAGTTACTTGATCCAAAAGGATTGATAGCTTCTCCTTGTTGGATAAAACCTTACGCTTTTGAGTAAGTAACCCAACATCTGCATCTTGGATGTGCATAGACAGTATCTCCTCCTGTGTAATCAAGACTTTCTGAGATCTGAACTGAAGGAGCTACAGCCTGAAAGCTTTCATCCACAGGAATGGTTAAACCATCCATAGCCTTACAGATAGGGCAAGTTCGCTTATCACCTACAGCGTTCCATGTCTTAAGGAGCTGTTCACCTGTGATGTCTCCAAAGAGCTTAGCACTTTGCACAGAAGCTTTCTCAATTCCCATCTGTGTCTCACTTAAAGCAAGACGGTCAATGTTAGACCAATAGGACTGGAAGATATCTTCTTTGCTTTGAGTGTCCTTGTTTTCATTCACAAGCTTCTTAAGGTCTTTTACATGACCATCAAGAATCTCTCTCAGTCTTCCACGATTACTTCTCACAAAAGAAGAAGTATCAACACCATTTCTCAGATTTATTAGATCCTGTGGATAGATATTGTACCCTAAGGCATCCAAGATGTAATCAATCTCATCTAGGAATGTCGAAGAGTACATATCCACAAGGTAGTCAATGACAGCATCTTCAGCAGTCAAATAATCACCATCATAGATCACTGAGGATGCAAATGTCTCTAATAAAACCAAAAGATCAGGATAATAGCTATCAAAAACCTTATTTCTAGGGTTCTTCTTAGTCATTCATATCTCCAAACAACTCATCAAGCTTAGCTTTAGTATAATTCTTAAGCTCCTCAACACCATCCTTGGTATCGTGGTTGACATTGACAGTAGTTTGAGTTGCTTTACCCTCAATACGGTCAGCCCACTCCTTACGCTCATAGTTATCTTCAAAACTAGCCATAATTTGAAGCATAGCATTTTTAGCCACAGGAGTCGCAGGAGGAATTGAGTTATAGACTTCAAAGCCTATCTTACTCACAAGAACTTCATCTACGTCTACTAGCCCCCAACGCATTTGATAAAGCTTTAGTGAGTCCTCATCCAAGAGACTGAGTTCTCGCATTGTTTCAGAGTAAAGTTTACCAGTTCTAGCCATACTAGCAAACCTCCAAAATTTGATATACACCCTATAGGGCTTGAACCTATAACCGCACGCTTAGAAGGCGTGTGCTCTATCCAGTTGAGCTAAGGATGCAGAGGGGTAGATACCCCATAGGAGACATGAATACCAATCATGACAAGCCCCTGACAGGATTTGAACCTGCGAAAAAAATCATGAGGTTGCAACTCATTGCCTTAACCACTTGGCTACAAGGGCAGAGGGAGGTGAGAGGGAAAAATATCAACAAAAACCTCTCACCGTGGAACAAAACACCGCTCACAATGAGCAATCTATCCTAGCACACAGAAAGGAATAGGTGTGCCTGATAATTAGTATATCAGATTAGGGTTTCCTTGTCAACCCCTTTTTGGAAATAAATTCCTAAAAGTATTGCTTCTGCATCATCATCACATTCCACAGTGTAGCCTAGCTCATTACATAACTCAATAGCCTTAGCTTTAGCTTCAGCTCTTTTACCGTTTAGCTTAAACTCTTTTCTCCACACAGTAGGCATTACAAACTTAACCTCTTGATTCTTAAGCTCTCTTAAAACCATACCTTGCACCTGTGCTAATTTCACAAGAGTTGCCTGATTACTTAAAACTTTTAGCTCTTCAATTCCGACTAAATCAAATTTGCCATATTTCTCACAGAGTAATCTCACAAACTCTGCCATGTAGTTACCTCTCACAAGAAGGTCTTCGTCTGTGCTTTTAATCACTCCGTAGTCAATTAATTTTTCATCCTCAAAAACTGCATATCCTGAACTTTTTGTACTCAGGTCTAAACTTAGAATTTTCATGTTAGTAATCTTAGCACAAGAGTGAAAATCTGTCAATAACCCTTTTGTGTTTTATCTGTACATAAATGATTCACATATATAATTAACTTACTTAACCTTAATACTTAATGATTAATACTTAAGTACTTAACTACTAAGTAACTAAGTAGTATAGCTAGTAAGTAATTATATATATAAATCATTAATGCTTAGATTAATATCTTAGTAACTACTTAACTACTAACTTAGTAACCTAGTAACTTAGTAACTAAGTAGTTAAGTAATAAATTATATATATAAATACATTTATGC